CTCTTGAATAAGACCAATGTTATTAACCAGGTCAATGTCAGTATCAGTAAGCCAGATGCGGTTGTGTCTACGCTTCTTGATGAGATTGCGGACAAGATTAAGGGCAAGTAGGCGGCCCCGCCGACGAACGCACCCACCCCCACCCCCCAAAACTTATACAGGTTCACGGGCGAGACCCAGGATTTGCCCACGTTCAGATTTGCGTAAAAAAACGGGTATAAAAATGGGGCTTATTTCAGGGATAGCATACGAATGATGGCAAGTATAGTCTATGTTTCCGTTATAAGATATATTCAAGATATAACGCAAGTTATATCGCAACATTAAAAACTCGGCTCGGTGGTGGTATATGAAAGGATTTTTTCTTATGGATAACATCAATTTTTCAACACTTTTCAACACTCGCACAAACGCTCGCACCGTAAAGGCTGGCACCTGTGAATTATCAAACACAATGGCACACTTCAACCTTGACGACTTGAACGGCTTTGATTATATGTGCTATGCTGTATCTGGCGACACACTCTATATTAAACTAGGTAAAGGCAAGGCAACAGGCAAGCACTCAACCATTAACGGCGACAAGGTAAGATTAAACGGCTTAAAACTTGACCTTGAACCAAACACGATTAAAACACTTGAACCTGTAAAGGGACAAGATAACACCTTTTCAATCAAACTTGCTTAAACATTAACTCATAACTAATACCACCACCCCGACCGAGTAAATGGATGCAGCTCGTCCTAAATTCTCCAACAGCTTTTTTTCAGAGATCTATATTATAAAATGTTGTGATACTACTTGTCAAACATAAAAACCCGAACAAACACGCCCAAAAGTCGCATTTCGGTCCATTCTGTTCGGAAATGGCACCTTGCTTAACATAGCAGTATATGTTATTATATCGAAACTAATGGGCCTTTTGGCTCTAAATTTGGACGAAAAAATAAAAAAATCACCTTAAATTACTCCCATATCGAAGATATCTTGGGAGATTCGATAAAAAGTGTTGACAAATTATATAAAACGGAGTATAATGTAAGTAATAATAAATAAGAAAGGAAAAAGGAAATGTGGTGGTTCGGATCATTCAAATTCAGTGAAAAGGATATCAAAGGACTCGGACAACGTGCTCTCGTAGCTCTTGCAATCGTTCATATTGTACTCATCGCATTGATGCTACTTGTCATCTGGGGTCTTATCGCTTGGATGGGAGTCGGATTATTCCAGTTCTTATTCTGGGTCTTCGCGGGATTCGGAATCTTATCTTGGCTTGCTGGCGGAAATTAAAAATTAAAAAATAAAAAAACAAATGATTAGCCGTACTATAGTAAAGGTATGGCAGATAACAATAATTCAAATAATTGTCCGAAGGTCGCTCCGCAAGTACTTGACGGGGATTATAACGACTGTCTCGAGCGAAGTGAGCAAATCGCTCCTGCTGATTTGGTGCCTGCGTTAACAAGTACGCAGTGTACGAACTTGGCTGAGAACGTCGGTCTCGACAATGATGGGCATACCAACTGCGAAGACTTGCAAGGTCTGCTATGTGATATCAGACAAGACCTTGAAGCGGTACTTGTAAACAATGCGATTACAATCTTCGCAAATGACTTCTCAAAATGTTCTGAAACTGATGATAACCCTACTCTCGCATCTATGTGGAGTAGAATTTACAGGTATGCACAGGCTGTAACCTGTATCCTATGTACTTATGACTCCTTCTTGAGTGCGTTGCTCAGAAGTGGAACTTACCCTCAAGTCTTGATGGGTGCTCCTTCGAGCGACCCTAGCGAGACTCCTTCTGAGAACTGTTGTCAGAAGACTGGCTACCCAGTATGGGTAAACCCTGATACATACCCAACAGAAAGCTCACGCCGTCCGATTACGAGTGATGGTGTGTATAAAGCTGTCCGTGACGCTGTCCTCTCTGTATGGCACTTATGGGAGGAACACCCTTCATTCACATATTACGCTGAGAATGAGAGTACTGGCGACTACCCTCTGGACAGCATTACTGGTATGGCTGATGGCGATACTTGTCTTGTTAAAGAAAACGATGCTCACGAATTCAATGTTATCTATACTTATGATTCTGTAGACGCTGAGTGGAAGAAAACAGAGGTAATTGGCGTTGGGGAGATTCCTAACTTCTCAACTACCCATATTGACAGCGGCTACTACAGTGGAGAAGCTCTATACTACTTCGAGGAAACTGCAGTTCCAAACAATATTCCTACCTGGCAGGTGCTAGATGCGTCTCTTACGGATCTTGAAAACAGAGTAGAAGCACTGGAAGCAATTTATGCCAAAGCAGTTCAATCTGTTGCACAGACGAATGAAGAATATCTTATCACTACAAGGGCAACTTTAGCAGACGCTTTGGCTGTTCCTGCGACAACTGGCAAAATAACACTAACATTCATTACAGGATAAGATTATGGCTCAAGATTGTGACGTACTCATAGGAAGCAATGAATCCTACCCACTGAGGATGATAAACGAAAAAGCACCATTACTCGGTACCCACCAATATGGTGTGTGTTGGGATGGCGGAAATGTCTATCGTAGTGGCGAATTCTACCCATTCAGGGCTAATATTGTTGGTACAGTTACATCTGACGTCAACAGCAACGGTGAAGTTATCGTAACTATTCGTAACTTGAGGATTATCCCATCTGGTACGGGCGATAGGTATGGCTCGACAAGAGCATATACTGCTCCGTGGTACGGAAGTATTAGCAATGCTACCCCTGCATATCGTGCGATTGCTCTCGCTGTTACAACGAGCAAGAGCGTTCCTTCTGATAATGATAGCAAATGGCACAAATGTCTTGGGGGATGGTATGCAGCTGGTGTAAGTTGTGGGTCATCTTGTGTCGTAGATAGATACGGCAACAAGCCAGGAGGCACTAGAGGCCTCTGGGCTGACTGGTATGGCGGAAGTGGCTCAGCGTTTAGCAAAAGCGACGGGCAGACATTTGCACGTAATATACCTGACCAGAGTTGGAACTTAGGTCACGTTGCACCTACAGATGGCAACACAGCTAAGATCTGGGTAATCGCTCACTGGCAGCAAGGCGTCGGATATAATTTGAACTGTAATATTGGTATGGCTGGTAAATCTTATGTTGCTGGCTTGTCATTCGATATCCCTGTGCTTAAACTCTGTCCTCCTGAATTCGACCGTGAAGAACAGATCGAAAACGTCTGTGAGAACTGTGATGATGTAACTTTGTGTTTCAAACCAAGCGAGCTCGGTGGACAGCCTACAGTTAACCTTACAGTTGAATATAAATACGAAGGCCAAGATTGGTCTGTTGCTGAGTCTGAATCGACAACTGCTACCCAAAACGAAGAGACTTGTATTACATTACCCTGTGTTATTCCAGAAAAGAAGATGCAATGGAGAGCAAGATATGAACTTACATCTGGATACACTGCACATTCAGATTGGGTAGAAGGTGAGACAGAGACAATCTTTGTTCCTTCTGTAGGTATGGTAGTCCCAGATATTGACGAAGAAGACTGTGTAAAGATGGGACAAGGACGCTACGTTGAACACTTTACAAGAGAGAGAGGATATTATGGCTGATTATCAAATTAGAACTTACACTGCAAACGTTCACGGTGGTATCGCACCATTCGATATTAACCCTGTGATGGGCTGGACTGATAAGACTGGCACTTCAGGTAATATTGCAGTTGCTCTCACTCTTGTTAACAAGATAAATACTTCTAAGCGTCAGGACGTTAGAACAAACTACAAGCCATCTTGGACTTTGACGTATGATGCTAACAATCGTATGACGGTTCACCTCTCTGGCGTAGTCACATCTGTCGACGCTAGTGTAAGTGGAAGCGGTGGTGCTGATAACTTCACACGCCACATTATTTACCGTAACCGTAGGAATGGCTCTATCGCTAAGCAGTTTGATTATCACGCAGCCCCTACCACTGGCAGGCTTTCTGGCCAATTTAACGTAGCAAGCTATACTTTTACAGTTAACCCTGGTGCAACATCGTCAACAGAAGATATGCTCTGGGTATCAAACTACGCTGTCGGGTATGGCAGTGAAGGTGCTACCAACGTCTGGACAGATAATGCACTATTCGGTGTCCAATTCAGAAATACAAGAAGCTGGATTTATGACCAGCCGACCATTTCATCTACGTCTTGTGCTCCTGGAAGTGCAGCTGGTACATCAGTTATGTCAATTACTACTGACTTCGGTGCTACCCGTCCTAACGCTGGTGGTACAGTCACATTTGAATTTTACAAAGATTCAGGTATGACACAGTTAGTTAAGAGCGTATCTGTCAGTGGAAACAGTAGAAACTACAGTGCATCTACAACCGTAACTGGTCTACAGCCAAATACGCATTACTGGGTGAAATATATATCGTCTAACGGTAGCAAAACTGCAACTGCTAACTGTGATTTTGTGACGTTAACTACGAATACCCTTACGAGCCAAGAGGCATTATCAGCTACTACTGGTAAAGTCAAACTCAATATACAGAATGGTGGTGCTGTCTACGCTCCTGCTACAAGGGTAGAATATAAAAAGTGTGACGAATCTTCTTGGACTACACGCACCAATACAAATACGAAGACAAGTACAACTATCAACTTTACTGGTCTCGATCCAAGTACCTGTTATCAGGTAAGAGCGACAACCACTACTACTGCTGGTTCTTACGTTGGCCCAGTTGTACAGTTCAGCACACCAGACCAACATCTCGCTAGTGCAGATTTTACTACAATCGAATCAACATTCCAAGAAGACCAGTATTATGTGACCTCACATATCTGTTATAACTTCGAGAGTGAAATCCAGCCAGTAAATATTAAAGCATATTACCGTATGAAAGGTGATATTGAATGGGAGTTGGGTGATGAGTCTGACTTCACTACACTCACTGGCACTAAGTGTTTTGATGTTAACGATTTGTTCCCTAACCTTGTAACATATGAGCTTCTCCTTATCACTGAAACAGAAGATGGTACTTGGCAAAGCGATATTAAGGAATTCCAGACTCCTCTTATGGAGAATCCATACAACTACATCTGTGACAACCTTAATTACCTTGTTGACCTTCTCTGCCAGGCAATCGAGCCTCTCAAAACTGGTAATAAGAAGATTTATGCTAACCCAACCTCAAAAGAGCTTTGTGACCCATACTCAGAAAACCCTACACTTGCAACTCTTTGGTCACGCATCTTACGCTTCGACCACGCTGTTGCTTGTGTACTCTGTGCTATGAAAGAGCAAGATCTTGTGAATAGTGGTAACGAAGACCAATATTATGTTGGTGAGATTGGTTGGACTACAATTCTCCAAGAAGTTGAGGAAGACGCAGATGGTCTTATCTCATCAAAAGCAGTAAAAGACTATATCGCTCAAGAGCTTAACAAAGTATGGCACTTCCAAGAGAGTGACGATTGGCTTGTTGGCACATTCGCTGAGTTGCCTACAACTGGAGTAGAGAATGGCGACACTGCTATTGTTACATCAACTTCAAAGAAATATGAATATAACGGTTCAACTTGGGTAGAAGACACGAACTTTGAAACTGTAAACTTTGCTGTGTTCCATATTATTAATGAAAGCAACACATCAGCTGGATATGTACAGGCTGGATCTGCTTGGTACTACTTTGAAGGCACTTGGAACGACCTTGATGCTGACACAAGAAGGATAGAAAGCGTTGTTACAGCTATGGAGAATGCTCCAGTTGTGCTCAAGCAATCTGATGGAGAGGAAGATATTACCATCATCCGTTGTAACAAATGGTTTGTCGACGATACATCATCTACCTTGAACCAACAGATTATGAATAGTAACCAGCGTGTAATTTTCATTATCGAGGAAGATATATAATAAGGTAAAACGGAGAAATATAAGAAATGGCAACAGCATTTACAGCACAATGTTCAACATACATTCAGATGAAGGTTGATTATACATTAACCGCTACTTCTACTGGCCACTCTATCTATGCAGAAATGTACTTTAGGCGTACAAACTCGTACTCTGGTTCTACCTACAACAATATGACTGCTAAAATCACAATCGATGGCCAGTCGGCTACTGTTCGTAATAACACCCAGTTTACTATCCCAGGCAACAACAATAACTGGATTTCTGCAGGTTCGACGACAAAAACAGTCACTCACTCTGCAGCGAAGACTATCACAATCAGTGGTTCATCAGATGCAGGTTCATATTTGTCTGGCTCTGGTTCTGGAAGTGTGTCACTCCCTGCTATTGCATCTCCGCCTAGTGGTATGGCAATCTCGGCTGGAACTATTACTTGGAACACAATCAACCTTACTGGTACTGTTACGTCATTTGGTAGTGGTGGAAGTAATCCTAAAATGCACCTTATGGCTTATAACTCTAACTATACTGGTTGGGCGGGCTCTCCTCGTGCTGGATATACATACACAGATTCAACAACTAGCCATTCTATTGCACTCACAAACTCAAACAAGTGGAATGCAGATGGTGGTCTCGATATCGTTGGCTGTACTAGCTTTAAGATTGGCGGCCAGGCTGAAACTTCTGTTGGCACAAGTGATTCAAACCCGACTACAGTGTATTGGACCCCTCCTGCACCAGTTACTACAATCACCAAAACTGCTGAGACCCCTATAAATGCAACTCAAAACTCAGTAACGATCCAAGCAGTTGGTACAACCGCAAACAACGCATCTGGTGCTAAGGTTACTCGTATATATCGCGTTTCTACAAATGGTACTTGGGGCAGCTGGGCTTATCTTGCAAATATGGCTCTGGTTGACGCTGGAACTGCACAATCTGGTACATTCAACGTTGCCCAGAACGCAAACATCATTGTTGAGATTAAAGATAGGTATTTTGAAGGCAACACAACTTCTGGTACAGTACACGATTCTGAAGCTAAGCAGTTCTCGTTTAAGTCTGCTATGCCTAAACCTACATTGACTTGCACTTGGAACGCTACCAGAGACACTCTTAGTATCACAGCTTCGTCTATAAGTACTGCACATAACCGTATGGAGATTAACTGGGGTTATGATTCTACTGCTTCAACTGCTCTTGCACAGAGTGCAGCTGGTGCTACAACTCTATCTGGATCTATCCAATACCCTAACCACGGTAGTAACCAGAAGATTTATGTCAAAGCACGTCTCTTAACTACAGATGGCACCTGGTTATATAGCGACACATTCCAGTGTGACTCTCCAAACCCAATTCTCGGCGTAAGCAGAAAAGCAGATGGAACTCAGAAGTATATTGTTGATATTCGTGAGAAAAAATGGAGTAGAAACCTATACAAAAATGCATTATCTGGTGGCGTTGCTACTTTAAATAAAAATGATGTTATCTTTACAAACAACGGAGATGGGACTATAACTGCCAACGGTACCGCATCATCATCATTTTGGATTGATTTTGCAATTAACGGCTATTCTGCAGACGCAACGCAATCTGGTATGGCAGTTAATTCTGGCACAACATACATTATGAGTCTAAAAACTCCTATACCATCAAATAATGTTATGTTCAGGACGAGAGGTATAAATCAACCCCTTATGAATATCATAGCTGGGCAGACAGAATCAAACACCTGGACGTGTGCATCTACTGAAACTGGCTTTGCTTGTATGAGCGTGTCTTCTGGACAAACTTTTAACAATGTTGTTATTGGAATACAAGTAGAAGCTGCTTCACGGGCTACGCATTTTGTAAAACACGAAGACCAAACTGTCACCCCTGCTTGGCAGAACGGTAGAAGAATTGTAAAAAATTAGTCAGTTAATTTTGTGATATAAAATAAATATATCACTTTAAAATCCGAGGAGGAACTGACAACTATGGCTGGAAACATTAAAGCCGAAGTCTTAGCTGAGATCATTCAAGATGCTCAGTCTGCAAAACCAATCGAAGGCAAAGCTAACATTTACTCTCCAGAAGAGTATAATAAGATTGCCGCAAAGAACCGTGCTATGGGACTTGTAGGAGATACTGAATATCTCGAGTCACATATTAAACCAGGTTCAGTTGAGTTCGATGCGAACCACAACCTCAAGAAGATTGGTCGTAATGAGCCAAAGATGCTCGACCTTAACGCTTACACTGCTAACCGTTATATGGTTGAGAAGATTGCACCTATGAATGCTAAGAAAGCTGGTAAAGAAGCTGGAACATATATCGTTATGGTTCTCGGAAATGCTATCGTTACCGCTATTAATAACACACAAGAACTCCCCCCAACAGTCAAAGCATATCGCTTTGTTCGTGTTGAAAAGGAAGTCTTTGTTAACGCAGAAGGCGAAAAGGCTGCTCCAGTCGCAGTTTCTCTTGATGATATTGAGAACAATGCTGAAGCTATCGAAGAACAAGCTGGAAATGTTGTAAAAAAGACTGTAGTCGAGTGGAAGTATTGTGGTGCTGAGTTTATCAAAGATGAAGTAGCATATAAAATGGTTAACCAACTCGACCCAGAATCAGTTTTGAAGCTCCGTGCTCAAATTGATGACAATCCAAACCCACGTGTTTCTGACAATGTTTATGGAGATAGTCTCGATGACATCCAATAAATCAGACAAGAAGCCAGAATATCTCATCCCTACGCTCAGTGAAGAGGTATCAAAAGATTGTGTAGGTGGCGTTTTTGAGATAAAAAAGCCAACTGTGCAAGAATATAAGTTTGAATATGATGGGAAGAAGCCAGTAGATGCTTTACAGTTAAAGTGCCAATCACTTTTCGTTAAGCGTCCTGATACGATCCACCGCTGTAATTCTCTTGTTAAGACTATTATTGGTGGTGGCACTGGTGACCAAACAGAATTAATTGAGTGTGGACGATGCCGCACAAGCTATTTAGTACGAACCCAATACGATGATAAAGGCCATCTCAACATTAAGGTAAATGTATGGGACTTGGGACGCAATCTCAAGCAATATGCAGACCTTAAGAGAGACAAGGATTACCGTATTTGGGTTAATTTCCACGATAAAAAATAATTTCTTGGAAATTGTGCTACTCTATAGTTAAACGACACCATCTTAAATTGCCAAATGCATTGAAAGGATTTCAAGTATGGCACGATACGATGACCCAGTAAAGTACACCAAGCAACTCGTTCTCGAAACGAGCGATGGTCAGGTCACTTTAACAGGCAATGCAGCTCGTACTATGCAACAGAATCTTGAGGACAATCCTCGTTTCGTAAGTCTTTATGACGCTACTCGTAAAGAGACTAAATACTACGATATGAATTCTGCTGCTTGTGGATTCTGCCTTGTCGCAACTCTCACTTCTGGTAAAGCAGAAGCAGAGGCTCCTGCTTGTGAAGACCCTATTCCAAACTGTCCTGGTGACGAAAGCTAAGGAGTTTAGATATGGCTCGCAAGAAGAACGCTAAGAAAGAAGCTCCAGTAAAAGAGAAAAAACCTATCTTCAGGAAGGCTAAAGCTGCTAAAGCAGTTGAAACCGAAGTTGTAGATATGGACAAGAAGCTCGCTGAGATTGAAACAATCTCTGGCACTGGAATCCAAGCATTTATGCGTGAAAAAATTAAACAAGCTACAAAAAGAGGCTAAAGGTTTATGAAGTTCAAGTTAAACGACATCTTTGTAGGGGCAATCGACAGAATCGTAATGTGTTCTGGCGACAAACCGGGCATTGAGACAAACAAGAGAATGACGTTTCTCCCGAATACTATTTATTCTCTTACCGACCCTGTCGCTGTCCAGTATATTAAAGGTGAAATTGGCGACGTGCGTGAAAAGATGGTTCTCACAGCTGACCTCAAAGCTCAGCTCGAATCAGCTGGCATCGAATACGAAGTCAAAAAATGTGGAACTTGTACGTCAGCTAAACCTAAGGCTTTCTTCAGTCCGTTTGTGATATTGGAGGACGACTAATGTTTGGACAAAACGATTACAAACTTAAAGACCGTAGCAATGCTGCACTTTCACGTATGATTCGTCAGAATGTGAACCAACGCCAAGCTATCAAGAAGAAATGGGATAGACGCTGTGCATACGAAGCCGAAGGAGGAGTCTCTGGACAGCTCGAATTCACAGGTAAAGCCGTTGACTTTGAGGATGGCACAAATGATAATTTTGTTCGTCTTCTGGATGAAGGTGTTGTAGTTGAAGGCGATGGTAGCCTTTACGCTGTAATTCGTAAAGGTGTTATCAAGAAATGGTACAATTCATTACCTGACGACTTCGTTGGAAATATTGATAAAGACCACAACCGTTCTATTGATCTTGGTACTTTTACTAAATCTGACCTCAGATTAGTCAAATTAGAAGACGGAAGATACGGTGTCGACGTCAATGTGAAGCTAGACGACGAACTTTACGCCGTGCGTGACTTAAAGCGTATGGGTAATCGAAAAGCTATCTCCTCCGAGTTCTGGAGCGAGGAAAACGAATTCGTCAAACAGAGTACTATTACTGGTATCAAACAAGACTTTGACTATCTAGTTCCACTCATTGACGAGATTCAAATCACAGGTTATGCTGTGGTTGACTCCCCAAAGAATGCTAACTCATACGACGAGGGACTTTTAAACAAAGCCTCGACGGAAAAGGAAATTATGGACCCAGAAGAGTTAAAAGACCAGCAAGAAGCTGAAGTCGTAGCTGCTCCTGAAGCTGAGGTTGAAGTTGCTGAAGAACCAGCAGTTGAAGCCCCAGAAGAGGAAGTTGCTGATGAACCAGCTGAAGAGCAAATCGACGCTTCTGCAGACGAAGTCGAAGAACCTGAAGAGGTTGAAGAGGCTGAATCGTCTGACGAACCTGAAGAGGCTCCTGCCGAAGAAGTCTCTGCAGACGATGGAGAAGCAGAATTAGCAGAGAAGTTCGAAACTGCAATCAACGAACTTCGTGCAAAAATTGCTGAAAAAGACGCAAAGATTGCTGAATTAGAAGCTAAACTTTCCGCTAAAGCAGAAGCAAAGAACGCATTTATGAACAAGCTTGAATCAATGCTTGAGTTCACAACTGCTGCTGAACCTGCTAATGATGAAGGTGATGCTAAGACGACCCCTGAAAAATCTGAAGGTGACGAAATCGTAGACGAATACAGTGCTGCGTTCGCAAACCTTAAATAATAAGAAGGACTAATTATGGCTTTCCAATTTGAAGGTAAAAACCCTATCGAGCTTAATGAGATTATGAACTCCTTCGGCACAAATGCCATCGACACTGTCGTTATTGGCATTCGTGATGACCAACACGACGCAACCATCAACCGCACTGCTGCACAACCTGATGGTCTTGTACGTGCTCTCGTCAACAACGGAGTCGCTCGTTCAGCAGAGATCTACATTGATCCTTGTAAGTCTGGCAAGGACAAATATTATATCCAGACCCCATACACAATCACTGACACTCCAGTCGGAATCGACGATGATGGTCAAGGTTGTTGTGTTGGAACCCCATCAGTAACCGCTTGTCGCTACAAACTCGGAATCGACGAGCTCTGTGTTAAAGACTGTGTCGCTACATCACTCGATGAGATGATGGAACAAGAAGTCAAACAACACGGTTCTGATATCCGTATGCCTTGGAGCGAAACTGGTAAATCAATCGCTGCAAAGCGTGCTAAATTCGTCGCTGAATATGCTAAGTTCATCTTTGAACGCAACGCTATCCTCGGTACTCCAGAATTCTCTGGTGACGGTATGCGTCCATTCAACGGTCTTCTTTCACGTCTCCTCGACGACCGTGTATTGAAGATGGATGGCTCAGCAGGCGTACTTTCAAGCATTATGGCTCTTGATTGCCGTCTTTCAGCTATGGGTCAAAGCGTTGGTAACTACATCATCGCTATTAACCCAATCCTTATGCCAACCCTTAAGAACGAAGTTCGTACATACCTCAAGAGCGATCCATTCACTGAATGGAAACTCACTGCTAACGGTGTTTCTTACCGTGGTATGAACATCATCACTTCTCGCTATGTCGATGTCGACCTTGAAGATAACACAACTTCAATCTGGCTCATCGATCCAAGCAAAGTTGGTATCAAGTTCATCCGTGATATTACAAACCCATACGTTAAACGCATCGACAGCCAAGAAGACTGTGGTGGCCACTGTATCACAATGCACAACGCTGGTACGACTGTTGTTACTAACTGGAACGGTCTCGTTCTCATCAACAACGTCAAGCTCGGCTCTATCTGTGACAGCCTCGCCCTCAGCGGTCTCGATGGATTCGTCAACGCAGGTGTTATCGGTCAACGCTATCCAAAGGTTACCGCAAACCCAGGTATGTAATCCACCTAGAATCAAAAAATACCTCCTCACTGGGGTATTTTTTGTGACTCGAGGTTGTAATATTAATTTAAGAGTGGGAACTGTTAAATATTATTACTTTTTCATTTTACCACGTTCTTTTGCCAATCGTGAGAAAAACTCGATTGATTTATCCAAATCTTTCTCGCTAAGAGAGTCTTTCCCCTGGATAGAGAATCCGTTAAGCTCTGCGAGCTCTTTAAGGTCTTTACGCTTCTGTACAAACCTCTTCCTGCTCTCATCACCACCCTTTTTACGCATATTATTAGCTCTAGCTTGAAATTCTGTGATTTTCTTGTACACATTCTGCCTATGCGTCTCAATCATCTTTTCTTTGTTTTGTTCATAATACTGCTTGAAACGTTTGCTACGCTGCTTATGCGTCTCATTCTTCATTTCATATTTCATTACAAGAACTCCATAAGAGTCTCGTCATCCACTTCTCCAACTCCAGCAACAGCTCCAGACAGAACCATAGCGTGCACAGCAAGACAAGCAGAGTCAAGGTTATCTGGAGAGCGTCCGAGACGTTCTTTGATTTTCTTCTTAGGTTCAATCTTAGTCTTGTTCATCTCTGGAGTGTTACCAACTTCACGCATTTGGCGAATCATATCCTCGTAACATTCATTCTTAACCTCTAAAATATGGTTTTCACAGAGATCTTTCATATCAAGGTGCATCTCTGCACGCTTGTTAAATGCATATTTTGCGTTGTAATCTGTCTCTACACGGCTTTCTGTAGGCTTTTCCGAGAAGTTGATAGGCTCAAGAGGCAAATCTGGGTGGATTTGTAGCATTTGCTCATAAATATGGATACCAAAGCCGATATCGATACATCCTGCAACTACACCATATTCTTCCCAGAGTTTAAGAATCTGTAGAGAAATGTCGAATGTAGTGCCTTCCTCCCAGTTCGTGATACCTTTTTTCATATCAATTTGCTTTTCAACTACTACCCAACGCTCGGAACCATTTTGATTGAGGCTGAGAAGAGTGACGATGATACCATCTGCACCTTTATAAGCAGAGTCGATGCCCATAAAGTACATCTTTGAGTATGCTTTCTCGTGATGTGCTTCGTCGTATACATCTGGCATAGTTGAGAAAAACCTTGTACCAGACTTCTCATCAGGGAATTCAACCTCAATAAATGCACGGTACTCGTTGGAATATGTAGGAATATCTGTGAGCTCGAATCCTTTGCGTGTCATACGACCTTCAACGATTGCTGTGATGTCGTTGATGTGGATTACGAATGTACCAGGATCATCATATAGGTCTTTGAAGTGACCATTAATCTGTGGGTTGCCAACACAAAAACGTTTAGTATCTGGCCCTTCCATCATAAACCTTGATGCTGTACGAAAACCAACAGGTGACATAAGCTGAATCTCGTCGAATACACAGTAATCACCACCAATACCGATAGCACCTGCAGATTGGACGTCCGATGTCTTCTGACCTTCGTTTGTTGAAAATGACTTAATTGAGCCGCCATTCTGCCACATAAGGCTTTCCTTAGATGTCTGAGTAGCAAGACGTTGAATCTTTTTGTTAACTGAGCCATCTTCGTCTGATACAACGAGCCCGTTTTGAATAGCTGGGATGGTATCAGGTAACAACTGAACTATTTTATTCTGGATAATGCCAGCCTTGTCTTTTGTTGCACCACCAATGTTAATCTCTTTACCAGCACCACCTGCCATAATAATACAGGCAATAGCATTTAGGAACGACTTACCATAGCGTGAAGGCGTAACCATCAAGACAGAACGGTACTTTTCAAAGTCTAGGCCGAGTTGCTCTGCGTGTGGACGGTCAATAACAGCTGCCCCTACGATAAGTGCTTGTGTGAATGTTAAACGAAGAGGTTTTCCGTGTACGGTTGGTAGAACTCCAGATGCCATCTCCTGTCCAAGACGAGCAAGTGTAAAGGCTTCATCAAAAGAGTCTACAGATAATTTACGGTAATCAGATAAATCAGGTATCTTACCAAATACCCAGTCAGGACGTGAGTCAATATATTCTTGACTCTCGTGTGACAGCATACTTTCTCGAGTGTTTGTAATCATTACTTTTATTATACCTCTAAAAAATTTTTCTAGTTTTTGTGCTACTATAAGGTTATACGACACCTTTGTAAACCCAGAAGGTTACATTAGAAAGGAAACTTATGGCTAAAGAACTTAAGGCCGAAGGTGAGGCTCCAGCTCAGAAGGCTGTCTTCGCTAAAAAATCTATTTCTAAAGCTCAAGCTCTTGCTAACCGTATGAAAGCGGTTGAAGAAGCTGGCAATATGACCCCTAAGATGCAACGCGGTTTTGACCGTATGGCAGCTAAAATCAATAAATAAGAGGTAAACTGAATTATGGCTAAATGTGATTCAAAAGGCTTCGTCGTACGTCTCGACCAAGTTGGAAAACTCAAAAACGATGATCTCATCGCTATTTCAATCCTCGATGACCTCGCATCTTGTGCAAAGATTGATACTCGTACCATTCTTAACACAGGTGTTTCTGGCCTCGTAGGTGCTTACTACAACGCTGCAAACACTCCTGAAGATGCTTTCGGCTGTAGCAAGAACAAATGTTACAACACTGGTACTTACCAGGGTAAAGTTACTGAAGAAGAAGGTACAGTTGTTGCTCCTGTCATCGGTAACTTCAAGAAGACTATGGATGCAACTCTTTACGCAACTGGTATCGTAACTGCTTACATCCTTCTTCCAGAAGGTGACCACGATGTCACTCTCGAAATCGCTGACTACACTGCAGCTGATTTCACAGATTCAGACAAAATCACTACTAAGGTTCACGCAACCAAATCTGGTGATGGTTCTGCTCTCTACCCAGTTAAATTCGATTTGACTGATGCAATTTCAGAAGGAAACGGTTGGACACCATCAACTATCGGTGCTATCCTCCGCTTCTCAATCGATGCAACTAACCTTAGTGCTGACGATATGGTCGGTGTATCTTCAATCGCATTCTATGAATCTCTTGAAGATCTCGAACTTAACAAGACCGTTCTCGTTTCTTGTATCGACACTTGGGGTGATAACCAATCATTTGACGTTGTTGAAGGTGCTTGTTCAACCTCAGAGTTTGATCCAAACTCAGGTTCAATGACTGCAACCATCACTGCAAACAAATGGTCAGAAAACCTCAAATATGCTAACCCAGCTCTCCACAAGACTGATGAAGAAGAGTTCGGCGTTCTCCACGTCGTTACTCGTACCGTCATCGCTGGTGAAGGCGAACTTGCTGGATATGGCTACATCCAACTTTCAGATATGATTGAAGGCGACTGTGGCTTCGTCTACATCCAAACTCCAGGTTGTGCTGGTAACTCATCAGAGCTCACTCGTGTCTCTGCACCAGTTCCAGTAATCGACGGTGAAGCAGATGGCGACAAATTCCAAGTTCTCACTACTGATTACAATGGTGACGCTTCAATGGGTCAAATCATTGTCGGTAAAGACTGGATTGGTCAAGAGCTTAACATCATCTATCGCCAGAAGAGAACTGCAGAAGTTTACAGCATCACGAATGAATTCCGTGACTTCCACGTAAACATCCTTGCTCCTCTCCGCAAGAAAGATGGTTCAGTCGAATGGCATCTCTATGAGAATGCATTTATGACCACCCACGCAAACAACATTTCTCGCTCAGACGAAACTACTGTTGAACTCGAGTTCACTATCGCTGCTGACGAAAATGGTGTCCGCAAAAAGATTGCAAAAATTACCGAAGGCTAATTTATAATACAATCTTTGTATGGGGGAGGGTCTGAGTTCCTCTCCCCTCCCCCATTTTAAATATGTTATTTTCAGAAAGGAAAGATATGGCAAATTGTAAGCCAGGAGAATGCAGTGGCGACCCTACATATGAGAGCCCTATCGTAGTCCCTTCTTTACCAAGTAATGGTGATGGCGGTCACGAGTTCGTTACTACCTTACCAGATAAAGGTTCAGAAGGCGTTGAGTATGTGTTGATGGAAGATATTTCAGACTGTAGCACATACCAAGGTACTTACGTTTGGAACTCTAAGTGTGGTACTTTTGTCGAGACCTCTGGAAGTGGCGGTGGCGGAACTATTGAACGCTATACGTTTGAAAACACTTCTACAGGTTGGCGTGCAAAACGTAATAACACTGTAATTTTCACTTATGTCGATAAAGATACTATCGACGGATATGAAGACACCGCTGACGGTTTCCAAATCGTTCGTGGTGGTTCAGTTATTTTCACCCACAAAGATAAAGGCGGTGCAGGCAGTTTGCCAGAATACACCGCAGAGAATACCTCTACTGGTTGGGTGTTAAAGAAAGATGGCGTAGCTATCTTTACTTATGTAGACAAAAACGATGAATACATTATTGAAAGTACCGCAAATGGATGGAACTTCAAGGAAAATGGTGTAGTCAAATTTACATACACTGAACCTACAGCTTCCAAATCAGATGGTACTTATTTTACATCTGGTACTCTTACCACAGTTATTGGTGGCACAACAACCATCGCTGCAGCTGCTGTCACTGGCTTAGTTGTTGCTGATGTAGTATTGAATGAGACACTTATCTACGATGAGTTCGGTTCTCTCGGTAGAGTAACAGCTGTAAATGGAAACAACTTGACCGTAGAAACAGTCACTACTGCTCCTGGTGAGCGTCGTGGCGTACGTCTCGGTGCTGTTGATACTCACGCAGACTTACCTGCAACTACTGCTGCTGCTACAGCTCTTGGTTGGCAAACACCAATTCAAGGTGACTATGCATATATCCGTGAAGACGAAACCCACGATGACCATCTTACTGAATGGGTCATTCAGTCAATCGACAACAGCGGTAACATCACTTGGACATATTCACACACTCTCAATGCTGGTAACTATGTATCAGATATCTATGAATATGGTCAATATCCATCAGGCAACCCTATCCCTAAGAATGCAGATGGCTCAGTAACACTTCCAAAAGACCAAGATACTACTTATGACTTTGAAACCACAACTCTCGGTGATGTAGTTACTGGTTGGCGTGTTAAAGACCACGATACAGGTGTTGTAATTTATACATATACCGACCAAGATCATAACGATAACACAGAATATGACTTTGAAGATGTCACATCTGGTGGCAAGACTATCGGATGGCGTGTCAAAGACCACGGTACAGGTGTTGTATTATTTACACACACTGATGTTGGTGACACAACCTATGACTTTGAATCAGTCACAGTTGGCGGTGAAATCGTTGGTTGGAGAGTCAAAGACCACGATACTGGTACTGTATTATTCACATACAATGACCGTAGCGACGTTTCAGATGGTTCATATCTCACATCTGATACTCTCAACACAACAATTACTGGTACATCATCAGTCTTAGCAAGCACTGTAAGCGGACTTACCGTAGCTGATATTATCGACGGTGAGACACTTATCTATGATGGTGCTGGCACTGTTGGCGTCGTAACTTCACATACGTCAACTACATTAACTGTATCTACTATGACTATCAGTGGAAGTGGAGATGCTTCATCATTCGTTTACAACACTACAGAAACATTGCCTAGCGTTGTAGGATCAACACAGACACTTACTCGTACTGCACTCGGAAGGTCTGATGACGGTAGCGTACCTGCACTCGCAGATTTGATTGTCGGAAAGACTCTCGTAAGCGATAAATTCGGATCCGTTGCTGTTATTACCGATATCACTGGCACCACTATTACTGGTACAGTTGTTACTGTTGCTGGTGGCGGCATAAAAGCTGGTGTTAATTGGGCAGATGGTAAATTAGCATCCGACTGGACAGCTTCAGCTGGTACAATTCCATTCGTTAACAAAACGGGTTCAACACTTGCACAACCTGCAAACGGTCAATGGACAATTCCTGCTGGTATGACTGTCCAAGTTATTATGAGTATTGGGTTGATGGGTAGTGGTATTTCCAATGGTGAATGGGGAGTCCGTGAAGTTGGATCGTCTAACTACATCTTAAGAGTCGACCCGTATGACCATAGTGGCAGTGGCGGTTGGGCTTTGAACGGCACTGCATCTGGTATTTATACAAATACTAGCAGTACTGACAAGGTTATTTATGCTGAATGTATCAGCGTCCAACAGGCTTGTAAGATTTACGCAATCACTTCGCAAATTACACTCGTAGAAGTAGCAAGGTCTGGTGCTAACATTATCGCAGCTGACGATGTATATTCTACTGATGAACAATTAGTCGGCGGATACCTCGGTAAACCACTCTATAAGAAGTCATTCGATGTAGTCCTTAACGCTACTGGTAAGAGGACGATTAACGATCTCCCAAGCACTATCGATAAATTCGTTAAAATCGAAGGTACTTGTATCGATACACAAGGTTGGACTATTGTTGCTGGTACGCAGCCACAAACTGGTTTGGTCGAACAATACTTCACTATCGTCGGTGGATTTAATCCAGCAAACGCATTATGGTTTAGTTATGGTAGCTACCTATCTGGTCAGACTGCAAAGGTTACTTGTTACTATACCAAGACCACCGACGCTGCTAACTCCGCACCTAACAAGAACAGCCTACTCCTCACCCGTCCTGACTTATGGACTGCTGGTGTTGAGTATGACTTCGGTGGTGGGTTGTATGGTAAAAGGTTGAAAGGTACTACGACTGGCACTAACCTCCTTGGTGGTAATATCATCATCTGTTCAGGTGTTGCCAAGACTGCTAAAGTCTTCAACAAAGGTGGTATGGTTGATATGTCTGGCACTGCTGGCACTAACTGGTATGACATCAACGGTGTTTGGAGCGGTAACGATTGGTTCAGACCACTTGCAACCAACACTGGCCAAACCCTCCGTTTCTATTGTGCTAACAACCAAGGTATCACCTCTGGAAACATCCAGTACGATATTTGGTTCACTTACACCAAGGCATAAGGGGTCGTCTGATGGCAGTATTAGACGATGTAAAGACAAGCAAAGGCTACATCCTAGGGGTGTTAGCCTTTGCAACTGCCGTTGGTGCGTTCTTGACACAAGTATTACACTTAAAGACCGAGCCAACGCTTGCTGGTGTTGCCTTATTCGCCCTTCTCATTCTCTATATGGCTTGGTTAATCCAACAATCAGAAAAGAGACAGGAGGCTAGATTGAAGGCTCACGAGAAAGAAATGGAAGGTAAAATGGCTGGTTATGACGGACAACTTGCTACAATCATTGACATTTGCAAAGAGAACCAGTTATCGTCTTTGCGAACCGAAATGGGCAACGTTATTAAGAGAAATCCAGAGAACCACGATACGATTCTGAAGTATGCTGAACGCTACTTCATCGAACTAGGTGGCGACTGGGTACAAACAGATGCATTCTTCGCTTGGGCAGAAGCAGAGAAAGAGGCTGGACGACCAGTCCATATGCCACCTGCTTTGATGAATAACATTATGTCAAAGCGAGAATACGAACACAAACAATAATATTAAGGCTTCTCGAATCTGGAAGGGTTCGGGAAGTTCTTTTTTATGAGCCTGCCGATAAAACCATATTTGAATGAGTAATCGTTTGTAGACACGTAGTCTGAGTCTTTCACTCCGCTATACGAGTCTGCAATCTTTGGATCTTTAATTGGAACGGGATTTTGTGGGTTTACATAGTTCCCGTACAGAGAACGCCACATCAAACCTTGTGGAAAGCGTTCCATACATTTCAGCTGGTATACCTTATTGATTCGAATTGGAACGTGAACTGCATAGTTGAGCTCGGTGTAATTTCTTGCGAGGAGCATATTTCTACAGCCTACGAGCTTCTGCTTGTATTCTGAGTGTGAATAGCCAGATAAAGAGTAGATACGTTCAGAGAGAGTGCCATCATAATAGTATGGCAGCTCAGTTATAGGATTAAGCACGAAGAAATCGTCATTAAACAAGATGAAATCATCTGAGATATCTTTACACTCACACGCAGCACGCATAAGTTCGTTTGTGTTCTCCCACTTAGTTTCTTTGTCTTGCACGACTTTGAGATGTTTATCTGGCTTGATGCCTTTTGGACATCCACCGATAAACCATACATTTCTGTGTGGGAAGTTGAGTTCAACAGTCCTGAGCGAGTACTTTAGCTCCTCGTTCTCTTCTGACTCTTTAACAAAGTAAACAATATCGCAGTCTTTCAAATCTTTCATACTATCAGTATAACTGAAAAAAACGAGTCACGTTTTGATATATAGTGTAGTTATGGCAGATAATAGATTCCCAATCAAGATGAAATGGCAAGAAGGCGGCTATCGTGTAGTCGTCGACGAACATCTTGATGAAAATTCTTCTAACCCAGTAGCTAACTGGGTTCTTAAAGAGGCTATTTCGCAAGGAGGTGGAGGAGGTGGAGGTACGTGGGGTACTATCACTGGTACAATCACAGACCAGACAGACCTTATTCAGTATATTAACGCACACGGAGCTGGCACGTGGGGTGCGATCACAGGTACTCTTACCGACCAGACTGACCTTGTGCAATACATTACTAACGCTCTCACTAATTACTACACGAAGAGCCAGGTATATACAAAAGCAGAGACAGATGCTCTCATCCCTACAGTTAATGATAAGACACTTACAGTCCAGAAGAACGGTACTGATGTAGGGACGTTCACTGCTAACTCTGCACAAGATAAAACAATCAATATCACAGTCCCTACCACTGCTGCAGATGTGAATGCACTTCCAGATAGCACAAAGTATGGTGCTTCGATTACAGTTAGCCTTGATTCAAGCACGTACGTGCTTACTACAACACTCAAGGACCAAGATGGCAACACGCTTGGCACAGCTCAAGCAGTTGACCTTCCTATTGAGTCTGTTGTTGTCAGTGGTAGTTATGACTCTGCTACAAAAGAAGTTGTCCTTGTGCTCGAGAGTGGTTCAGAGATCCGTTTCTCTGTTGCCGACCTCGTAAGTGGCCTTCAACCAGAGATTACGAGTTCGAATAAACTATCTGCAGATCTTGTAGACGACACATCTACCACACATAAGTTCACTACAGCTTCAGACATTAGCAAACTGGCTGGTATCGAAGCAAACGCTAACAATTATGTCCTTCCTGCTGCTACTACATCAACTCTTGGCGGCGTTAAAGTGGGTGAGCATCTCGAAATTGATGCTAACGGCGTGCTTGAAACTGACGTTCACGTTGCTTTGTATGACGAACCTGACGACCCACAGCCAATTCCGCCTGTTACTACAAACAGAATCGCTAACGAAGCTGTAACTCTTGAAAAGTTAGCACCGAATGCTAAATATCTTGCTGGCGATGGTATAGACATTATCAGTGGTAATGCAGAAGTCCCAGCTGAGTATCAAAGAGTTAAGTATATCCAAAACTCTACCAACACATATTTCAGAATTAATGGATTTCATTTGACGGGTGACGATATTATCACCTGTGATATTATGCCAGAAGGTGCAGCTACAGGATGGGTTACTGCTTGGTGTAGCCGTGTTAGTACAATCCAGACCACGAACACAGTATTTATCAACGTCAACGACAATACGAGCGTTCGTACTGATTACAACAACACCCAGACAACAGTTTCGGTTACTGGTACAAAGAATGTCTCACGCACTTATCGTGCAAGTGCTGGCAACTTCTTTATAGATGGCACGCAAAAGGCTACACGCTCGACTGAGACATTTACTACGCCAGACGTTCTTACAATTATGGCAAGTAATGAGAATGGTAATAATATAGCCAATTTTGGGTACGGAAAATTATACTCGTTTACTGTTGAACGTGGTAATACGTATGTTATGAAGTTATTACCTTGTATCAGGCTTAATGATAGTGCCGTAGGATTATACGACACCGTATCAGACACATTTTATACGAGTACTGGAACAGGCACATTTTTAGCTGGTCCAAACATTAATGTAGAAAATGATGTGGTTGAGGTTGCTGATGGTTCTGTGACTGCAGCTAAGTTAAATAAAGCTTCTATCATTGATATTATTTATCCAGTTGGCTCAATCTATATGAGTGTTAATAACGTTTCGCCGCAATCCTTCCTCGGTGGCACCTGGCAAGCGATTGAAGACAGATTCTTGCTTGCTGCTGGTTCAACTTATACGGCAGGTAGTACTGGAGGTGAAGCAACTCATAAACTCGTTGCAAACGAGTTGCCTAAAATACAAGGCACATTGCCACACGTATCTCACGGCGAGCATAAACTAACTGGGGTATTCTCGCTAGACTATGGGGGAGCATCAAATTACGAGGGTGCTTACTCATCTACGTCAAATAACGCTCGCTATCTAATGTCGTTTGGTAATGACCAAGCTCATAACAATATGCCTCCATACTTAACCGTTTATATGTGGAAAAGAACAGCTTAAGGAGTAAAAAATGGCAGATAGAATTGTACAAATGAAGGATAAGAACGGGAACAAGTGCTTCCCGATTGCAGCTAACCCTGGTGCACCTATAGCATCTGATACCGTGCTTGGTATGATAAGGGTTGGACAAAACTTGGCAATCAACGCAACAGATGGCACACTTCGTGTAGATGGTACAGACAGTTATTCCAGCTCTACAGAACAAGTCTACAGTGCTGCAAGAGCTAATCTTATGAGAAGGTTCGCACTGCCTCTCGTTAAAGACAATAACTACGATACTCAGGTACCAGGAAATGTAGACCTTAATACTACCAACTATCTCAGAATTGGGACTTATTATTGCCCATCAAGTGCTACTGGTCAGACAATAACCAATAACCCTTGTGGTGGTGCATTCACTATGTCAGTATTTAACTCGATCGGAGTTACGTATGACGATGAATCCACTAACCAATGGTGTTACCGTATCCGCATCCTTAATGATTTGAATGCCAACCTCTGGGTTCAGTATGTTTATACAAGTGGCACTGCAGGCGTGTTTACGTATGGTTCTTGGCGTAAAATAACCGATTCTGGAGATAGAAATATTACAACTACCGACCCAGGTAAGGACTCTAACCTTGGTGCAAACAGAATTGTGTATGTTTATGAGGCATAACTATGGCAAATAAAACATATGTATCTGTGGGCGGCAAGGCTAAACTCACGAGAAAGATGTACGTATCTGTTGGTGGTAAAGCAAAGCCAGTTAAACGTGTCTATGTTTCTGTAGGTGGTAAGGCTAAAATTGCGTATGATACTGTTGTTGTATCTTATGTTAACGATAACGGCTACACTAACAACACGACTGTGTCCTCAACCGAACGTATTGCTAAACACTCACACGCTACCAAGAAGGACAACAAGACTTGGTATAAATCCGATGGAACAGTATTTGATTTTAACACTGCCGTTACATCTGATTTAACTCTCTATGAAGCAGTTTATAGTGCCATTGATATTGTTTCGTTTGATGGTAGCCATTATGTACCGACAGATATTAAAGTTAACCGTTCAGATATGGACTTGAGGGTGTACCCTTGTTATTGTACAGCAGCAACAGATTCAACAGAGCGTGTCGTGTTCGGTTTTTATGGTACACCAGCAGTTATTCTTGTTAAAAACCCAAGCAAAAAATGGAGTGCTTCTCTTGGTAACAATACTAGCAATATGAACTGGGACCAGGGTGCTTTAATAGCCGTAAAACAGAACGAGAGGTCTTGGTTCAGGTTGAAGTTAAGTGGTAGCGACCACTTCTTACAGACTTGGACAGATTCGGCATCATCTGGTAACTGGCATTCAGTATTCCAGATTACACAAAACACAACCAACAAAAACTTCTGTATTGGTTGGTGTGAAGGTGCTCCATCCCATTGGCTCCCATTCAAGGGAACTATCGGTGGTGTTAGCACAGCATCCATCGGGTTTGACTGTTATCAAAGGAAGAAAGGCGGTTCTACCGTGCAAGGTTATGCCCATAATGGAACCCACAAGTTTTATCCTCTCGTGAATGCATCATAAAAAACCTATGGTACCTTCCGTGATATATTGAAGTTACAATATAATAAAAGGAGCTCATATGGCTGTACAACCAATCAAGACGACCATCTCTATGCAGAGGAAGTTGTCTCTCGCAGCAGGTATATTATCTGCCATCGCTACCTTCGTGTCTCTTATTAAGGGCACTTGGGGCTTTGACGGTGTAGGTGACCAAATCGTCACTACCTTCCTCGCTGCTAACACCGTAATCAACCTTTACTTCTTAGGCTCAACTGGCCAGAAGATTACAGAGGATAAAAAAGATGAAGGCAATAAGTAATTTTTTCAAGAAGAATGTACATTGGTTCATCGTTCTTGGCGTAGCACTTCTTTGTGCATTATTCATCATCTTCGGACATTGGTCTGAGAATGGTAAATATCGCACCTTAGACGGCTCAGACGCACAAATCCCTGAAGCAACTAAGCAATTCAACGAAGATGCTCAGGCTGCGATGAAACGTATCACAGAGCAAGATAAGCCAACTGACGAAGAAACCACCAAACTTTATGAACAAGATGAAGTAGGACTTGGCTTCTACACAACTATTGACCAAATTATTGCTCGTAGATTACCAGATGGTGACAACGACAATGGTAAAGGCTGGCAATGCTCTAAGTATACCGCATACCTTGCAACAGGTAAGCGTGAATACTCAACTGCTCATCCAGACTATGGCCCAGTAAATGGTAAAGACGTCGCTGCTTGGCTCGTAAAGAATTACGGGTTCAAGTATATCGACCAGCCTGTCGCGGGTGCTATCGGTTCTGGTATGTTTAACACTCAATATGGCCATACAGTAATGTATCTCTACTCAACTGGCTCAAACACTGCTATGGTAAATGATGCAAACTGGACACCACTCAAAGTGTCTACACACAATATGAACATCTCTGGCTGGAAATGGGTTGTACCAGGTAATTACAATCCTCAGCCTACACCTACCCCTACACCAACTCCAACTCCTACACCTTCTGGTAAGGTCTCACACACTGTAGTGAGAGGAGAAACACTTGGAGGTATCATTCGTGATACTGGTTACACTGGTTCACGTCTCTTTGGTGACACAGGATTAGCACAGAGAGTTGCTGACGAAAACAATATTAAGTGGCGTGGTCTCATTTACCCAAATACCACAATCGTTATTGACACTTCTTTGTTTAAGCAGTATAACTAAGGTAACCATCCTTTTTCCGCCACCCCATTGATTTGGGGTGGTTTTTATTGTATGATATGTTCAAGGGGGTTTGCACATTAAAAGGAGGTGGTTAAAGTGAAGAATTTCACTATAACTATAAATGGAGTTCCACCCGTAGAAGAAGCAAACCAATTTTGGAAGGATATAGCCTTCTACAAGGTTAACTTCTTGGTCTGGGACAAAGCGTCATACATATACGGTAACACGTCGGATGAGAACATCGAAACTCTGTTTGAAGAAGCTAAGAGATTCGGGTTCGAACTTGAGTTAGAAAGGGGGAAACAAAATGACAATATCCCATCTCAAACTCTTTCTGAAGCAAGACTGTGATATGAATGCAGTCAAAGAAATCGTCAACGCATACGAAGGAGCAAAACTCGACGAGAACAACTACATAGTTTACTTCAACACATACCCGAATAAAGTAGGTGAACTTGCAGAAGAGCTCCACGCATTCACTTACGGTCTTAACGTAACTAACGAAGTTTATTAACCACACCCCTGTTGGGCAGCACTTGTAGCTGCCCTTTTTCTTTGGTATAATTGGTGTACGGGAAGCTGTCTTGCTGTAGCTGCTCGTTCGACAACATTAATAACCAAAGAAAACTGTTCAAAACCATTTTTGTTTATTGATGCTTGTTTAGTGTCTATATCATCCGTTATCCACTGACGGATGATATTTTTTGTGAAAAAAACAAATAAACTGTTGTGCCATAATGAAGGTATGACAACAGTAGCAGGTTTATCAGCAGAGAATGCAAAAAGACTAGACACCGATTACAACAAGATCGGTGCATCTGTAGTGCGTGTCTGTGGTGAAGAACATTACGCTCCTTCATCTGGTGCCAGTGCTACTGTATATCTCTGTCACGATAACGATATGTGTTTCATATCGGATTATAAGTTTAAACTCGTTTTTGGTAACGGTTCTGGCAGTGGTAGCCAATGGACACCTGTAGCAAGAAATGTAAGACGTGGCACGAATAGCTGGCCTACAATCAGAGCATTCCAGACAGAGTACCCACTCGGTTCGGCCATTGACGCCGACGGTGCCTTTGGTTGTCAATGTTATGATTATGCTAACGCTTTCTGGCTCGGACAGGTAAATAGAGGACTTGTAAATGGTGGTGATAATGCTCGTGGCGTTTGGACTCTTGGCCGCGATTCTAATAAAGGGTCTGAATTCACTTTAGTCAACAACTGGGCTGACCTAAAGCCAGGTGACTGGATTGTCTGGGGAAGTGGCGATTACGGTCATATTGCTATGGCTGTATCAACACCTACAGGTAATACCATAACAGTTTGGAACCAAAACGTTTCTGGCTACGTCTGGCCATCAGGAGGACGTGTCTTATCTCAAGACCAGATGACAAACACTGGCTTCTTGGGTGCTTTCAGGTTTACCAACTGGGATACCTCTAACCCTATCGTCGCTTAAAAAATAATTGACCTCAAAAAGGTATAATGAAATTATGAATAGTAATGAAAGTTTAACACCAAGCGGAGACGGTACAATCCAAGCGTTACCGTACGTTTATGATGCTACGGACGCTCAGGTTGTTAATCTCCTCGAGCAGGTCGCAGGATATTGTGGTGTCAAATTTGATGAGGACCCTGAAAAAGCTCTCGAAGAGAAGAAGGCCTACTGGGTTAAACTCTGGCAAATCATCAGATTCATCTCAAATATTACCTGTTGGACTGAGCAAGCAGACGACACCTTTATTATGCAGACAAGAATCCAGAATTTCAGCATTGAACAGGTATGTGGATGCCGTCCAGGTTGCTGCCACTGTAACGAAGACGAGATTGAGATCCCTCTTGAGTTCTTCCCAATCGCTAAGGACGATGCTTTTATCTCTGGAAAGATCACAGTATTTATTAACGGCGTGCCAACCACAGAAGAAATCAGCAAAGAATATCTCGAAAAACACTTCGATGCTGGTACAAACAAGTTAATTCTTATCCGCACAGACTTCCCAGAAACACTACTATACAAAGGCAAATGTTGCTGTCTATGCCGTAGGAAGGCTACTGTCACACTTAAATACAACGCAGGATATGACCTCATCCCTGTAGGCCTCTTACCTATGATTTGCCCACTCATTGCTAAGTTAAGCAACCTTAACCTTGGTGAGTGTGCTAACGCTATGACAGAAGTATCTGGTGCACTCAGATTTAAGAAGGTCGGCAACATCCAGTACCAGTGGTCTGATGTCGAGACTTCATCTATGAAAACACAAACCCTTTACACTGAACTATTTAATTTGGCAACAGTTGATGAGATTTACGCAATGTCACGCTGTCTCATTGCCGAAACGCCAGAAGAAATGGGAGATGTGATCTAATGGGGTGTGCATCTTGTGCTAAGAAGAATAGTACTACTAAGCGTGTAGTATCTGATAACCGTGCTAAAGAGACTGTAGCAACAATCGCTGGTAAGACAGAGGAAGGCAAAGCTCTCGTGCATATCAGATATTACGGTGGTGGTTCTAAGAAAGCTGTTGGTACTGGTTGTAGTACCTGCAGAGGTAAAAAAGGCGGATACGTTGTTACAACCAGCGAAACTATCCAGTTTGTGTCTGAGGATGCTCCAAACGGACTCTATAAAGGTACGTTCAGCATTGGACACGACTATTATGTTACTGAGAAGCAGGCAGAATATTTGCTGGCTTTGACGTACACTAACAGAGCTGGACAGGTCGTCCATAAATTTAAGAAAGCCGAATAAGGAGTTTTATGGCTAAAAAAGAGGAACAAAAGGTTGTGTCGTTGGATGACAGCCAAGAGCAAGAATTCCAATCATTCAAGAAGAAGCGAGGGTGGATCTTTGACGAGTTAGTCAAGGTAGGCCAACTTGAAGCCGCTATGGGGCACAATGACGAGCAAATCTGCAACTTATACTCAGATATGGAAGGTGCTGAAACGCCTGAAGAGCTTGAGAAAATAGCAGACGAGCTCAACGTTAATTATGAAATTGTTCGAATTGATTACAGAAATCGTGTTGATGCTCTTAACTCTATCTTTGATAGTGTACCTGGGAGTAATCGTCATTACTACTGCCAATGCAAACACAGGGCTATGGCTTACGTAATAGCAGGCGAGAACTTCCACGCTCGAGACTGTTCTCCTGAAGCTGAGAAAAGCCTTATAGCAGCTGGCAAGAGCCTCGCATTAACCTGTAGTTTAGCATTTGGTTTTGAGCCAATGCAATGCCTTCGTTGTTTAGACGAAGCATTACAATCTCAAAAATAACATAAGATTTTGTGCCTTATAATTAAGGTATGAAACAGTCAAACGAGATAACAGTATTAAGAAAGCAAACCGTAGGGAACATCCCAGGGTTCTTTGATGATGAGACTGGTAACCCACAAAACACGTGGATTCGTTTAGCTGATTATGAGTGTGTCGAAACTGCACCTGGTCAAACCGCTAAAGTGTATGAACTCGAGCATAATGAGCGAAACTTAAACCAGGATGACACATCTTATATCGAATTTAATTTTGAGTCAGTACGCCAAGAGATACAACCACCTTACGATATTAAGCCAGGTGACTATGTCGGGTTCTGGCAAGGCGATACAAAGTTCTTGTACCGTATCGTAAAGGCAAACATCACTCAGATCTTCCACAACTGCTGTGTTGTACAGATTGTCTGTAACGTAACACAGCCAAAAGAGGCTGAGTATCTTCTTGAATGTGGCGTATTACGTAAATTGTCTGACGAAGATATTAACGACGGTAGCCTACCGATTGGAGAAAAATAATGAGTGCTATAGTAAATAACGCAGAAAAATTCATCTGGAACAATTTCAAGATGTATCTTATGCAGTACCCTACTTGTTTCCTCGATAATATCTTAAAGGTCAAAGATGATACTGCAACGCTTCCGATTGACCGTTACGAAGACTTTATCGACCAGCTCGACAAACATATCCAACTCGGCTCATATGTTGTTAACCAAGCTGAACAGTTCTCGGATTTGCCATTTGTTACGATGAATATCGCTGCCATCCCTCTTACATCTTGTAATACACGTGTTGTAATCGGCTTTGATATCGCATTCACTACAGACTCTCCACGTCCAGATAAAACACAGTCTATCCAGTACGTAGGTAACTCATCTGAAGCCGTAGCATCATTCAGAGCAAACATTGCTAACGGACTTGATAAGATATTCCACGGTGCTTTAGATGATATCGCTACTGACCCTGTTGACGCTGCTTTCTTCGACAGATTAAGAGGACAGACAATTCCTAACCCTGTCGACCCTACAGATACAAGAGAGTGGAAATACAATATGACTGGTGCAGTAGATGATGAGTGTACTATCTCTGAGGTTACACAGCTCAAAAGAGAAGACCGCTCATCTGCGATTGCGGTCTTCCATATCGTCTACAAGATGGATCTCAACCGTCTCTACGGCGATGGCGTAGATTGTGGTTGTTAATTACCAAGTGACTTCAACTGGCTCTACGTAAATAAATGCGTCAGAGCCTTTTTGATTGCCTACGACAACAATATCGTTCATACCAGGCATAACCTGGAAGTAAGGTGTGTTCGAGCGTGAGAACATTGTTGAAATCTCTGTAGCTTCTGAACCGTCTTGGTTCTTCTCTCCACTACGAGGGTTATCAGTAGAATAAATCTCAGGGCCAAATCCAATAGTCATAACACCGTTGATGTTCACACGAGCATCTTCCTTTGGCACAACATAGTCGATTACTTCATAAGTAGGATCATTTGGGGTGTATTCGTAGTAAGTTTTTCCTTTGTTACGCCACTTGTCGGTTGTTTTGATGTAAGCACCAGCGTTAGTCTTCTCGTATAACCCAAGAGCCACTGGGCTACCTTCAGGGATAACAGGGCTGTAGAGTGAATAATCCTTAACAAAGTAAATCTTAGGATTATAGAACTCACCAGATAGACGGATACGTACAAACTCTGTTGGAAAATCAGTCTTAGAACAGAGAGAGATGTGTGTAGTGTTGTAGTTGGAATCAGCACGGAGCCTAAACTTTTTACCCCAAGGCACATCAAAACAGAAGAAGTTGTTCTCAAGTTCACAAGAATAATTGATAGCCCATCTGTTAGCACAGTTCACACCAAACATAGACTCAATCTCTTTCTTTGAGAAATTACAGAGTGGTTTCCAGTCACAACCTTCGTATGTGGGTGGTTCATACAAGTTCATCTCACAAGGGATACACTTAGATGTACCAGTCTCGTCACACGCACCTACGAAATCAGTAGCGTCAAAGCAGTATGTAGGGTCAAAATCCTTGAAGCGAGCTGGACAATATTCACAAAGGAAAGCTCTTGTGCGGGTAGCAATACGCCAGTAACCATCAATAAGTTCGAATGTAACGTTAAGACGGAACATATCTTTCTCATTTGGAGCATCAACAATCTCATTTATAGATACGACACGAGCGTTGGTCCAGATAATCTCTGTACCACCTTGAGTAGCGAATAGTTTACCAGACTTTGAGAGTTGTCTTTTTATGAAGCGGAAGTAGCGTATCTTGTCTTCGCATTCGATATCAGTAAAATCAAAAGATAAATCAGCACTAAAGGAAGATGTCTGGAGTTTACCCCAGTCATTCAAAGATGGATAATAACCTCCGTGGGCTGCGTTAGTGTAGTTCTGGACCTCACCTTTGAACGTAGCAGTATAAGAAGGATTATTCACTTCTCCGAACGCAAAAGGAATCTGGTTGAACTGTAGCAACCTCTTTTGGACTCTTATTTTATTATCATTACTTGCCATACCTTAAATATAGTATGGTTTTGCATTTGTTTTTTTAACAAGATTTAGTTTCTTCTTCGTAACACATATTTTACCCCATATCCAATTCTTCTTGTATTCTTTTCATCGCATCACCCTTGTACTTGTGGGCACGGAGTTGCATCATACACCATTCAAGGCCAGCATCGAAGCCGTCGTTAAAGTTGTCGTGGCGGATTGCTATCCAGTGGCTAGCTGCGTTTTCAGATATGAAATCCTTACGCCACTCTCTGTTCTGATAGCCAGTTATACCGAGCTCTGGCAAGTTAATTTTATCGTACTTACGCCTCTCCATCTCTTCGTCAATCACTTCACCCCAAGGGCCGTCATTTACCTTTCTTCCAATATCATCTCTTACCATCAGAACATCCTATGCTTCTTCTTATAATCTGCTATTGCTACCAGTATTCTGGACTTGTTAAGGAAGCACATCGATTTCGAGTCTTCCTTGATGTAAGTGCCATACGCTGCTGGGGATAACTGGTACATATCCCCTGTTAAACTCACACCAATAATGATATCTGTCACCCTATCCACCGTCATATAGACATCATAAAAGGCTTCATCAGAAGCCTTTGAATCGAATAGAGCATCTTCAGATATCTTGATGCAAGATGTTACAACATTATCGTTAGGATTGTAAGCCACTATGTTCCTGTAACAATGTTTCATAAAAAGCTCCTCTTATGCTTTTATTATATCACGCTAAAAACAAAATCAAGAAAAAATAAAAAAACAAATGTAAGTACAGACTATGATTAAGGTATGGAAACCGCAGATGGCAGTATGACGACAGAGAAGTGCATCGGAGGAGAAAAATTACTCCGTAAATTTGTGAGCAATCAAAAAATCACAGAAGCAAAACTCTTAGTTATGGACATCGCTGGAATTAAAGTTGGAGAAGCTCTATTCGAAGCTACAATCGATGACATTGAAGATGGGCTTAGTCAAATGGAAAAAGATGCTAAAGAGATAAACGAAGAGGGTTATGTCGAATTAAGAGGGCAAACCCCATACAACTCTGGCCACATTCAGAGTTCAATCGTTGTAGATACATATGGCGAAGAATCCCCATTATTCCACGAGGTTGTATTTAGCAACGAGATTTGGGAAAGCAATGAGTCTATGCCACTTACCAAGAGGAAAATGGCACTCGATAGTGCTGGAAACCCAGTGCTTAACAAGAAAGGCCGACCAATCAGATTCCCAAGAGGGTACGATTGGGAGCCACTCGTTGACGAATATGACTACCGCAAGAATAAAGATGTAAGGACCCCAGAAGGAAGTATATTCAACGAAGCGTATGTTGAAGAATATATGGATAGCGTTATGAAAAGGAAAGGCTATTAAATATGAGTAAAATGTCGGATGCTGCTGGCAAGATGGTTAATGATGCTTTTGACAATCTTATCAGAAAAGCCAAAGAAGCTAAAGATAATGTTGAAGAGATTGATGAGTCTACTGAGCAACTTAGCAATACCGTAGAAAAAGCTGGTAAAAAGGCTAAGAAAGCAACTGAGAGTGTATCTCTTAAGACTATTAAAACTGAGATAACTGATATCAAGAATCTCCTTGATAAGATTTTTAATGGTAACAAGAAAGACGGACTTAGAGGTATAAGCTCACAGATTGGTGATATCGCTAAAAATGTTAGCAACCTCAATGATGCTCTTGGTATAACTACAGATAAACTTGGCAAAATCCGTAACCAGGGTATTGCTAAGATTATGGGTGAGCTTAACCAAGCCATTACATCTTATCGTAATGTCGGTGGTGACATTAACAAAATAAATAAAAAGTCTCATAACTTCTTCACCGATATCCTTCTCGGTACATACGCTCAACGTCAACAAATCATCAACGCTGCCATTGGCGACGCAAAGAAACAAATCTCAAACGCAAATCCTTACCGTGAAAGTGCAAAGATTGCCAAAGGCTTCAACGCCGACAAAGCTGATGCTAACTCAATCGGTAAATGGTTGAAGAAAAATGACCCTACTGCTTTTGGACAGTGGGATAAACTCGATACAAAACTCAAAGCTGTCATTGCTGACTTTGTACAGCTTGGCAAAGTTAGTGTTCTCACGGCACACAAACAAGGCGAGTTCGCAAATGATGTATGGAACGAGATCGTCGCATCTAACCCTAACGCAAAAGCGATTCTCCCTTCTGTCCGCCGTGCTTACATCAAAAAGAATTACACTGCAGCAGACTATAATGAAGTCGCAGACGATTACAACTCAAGAAAACGTATCGCTCGTAACCTTGAGAGAAAAGACGCACTTGCGGTCAGTGACAATGCTACGAGCGTAGAGATAGCCCGTGCTCTTACGTCTATTGCAGACAATATAAAGAATAACGCAAACACCTACAAGGTAGAGATTACCAATAATGGTGCCGACCAGCTCTTTGGAAACATCGGCAAGTTTGTTGAGACCATACAAAAGAGTGGTGATAATGCTTACAGCCGTCGTACGAACGATAACCTACATAACCTTGGCGTCGATTTCGTCAACTTTATGCGTGGCAAGAAGGACGATATCTATCAAGAGCTTAACTTTGATAAAGATGGCAACATCGTGCCTGGTAAGAAATACAAGAATGGTAAGAACGGCGAACGCATCTACGTAGAAGATGTCAAAGAAACGTTCAGAAATGCTGTGTCTGACGGTGTCTCTGAAGGTATCAAAAACGGTCTTGCTAAGGCTAAAACAGATACATCATCTCTTAAGCAATTCTCTGATGAAGTTCTTGGTGGAGATATGTTCTCTAACATCTCTGCTGAGCGTCGTAAATACGGTGAAGCAGCTCTCCGTATGGCTACTGGCATTGCTGACCCTAACGAAGTACAGAAGCAGAAAGCCAAAGTTGAAGAAGTCAAGATTAAGGAAGAACAAAAAACTGTACGTAAGCGTGCAGATATTGAGGCTAAACTCGATAGGTTAAAGAGAGATAACGCTGAAGAATATATGAACCTTCTTAGCTCTATGAGTGCTAAGGAGAAATCTGAAGCTGACCTTGCTGCTTACCAATACCAACAAGCCCTCGAGAAAGCAAAACAGGCAGACGATGAGAGACGTGCACAGCGTGAACGTTGGTTCAAAGATGAAAAACGCTTCCGTGATATGCTTGCTCAATATGATGGCAAGGAAAAGACAGAGCTTGATAAGAAGATGATTACTCTTCAAGAGTTAAACGAAGAGTATGAGCGTGAATATCGCCAAGCTATGAATAACAAAGGTAACGAAGATGCACATCTCCGTACCTTGCGTAAGATCCAAGACACACAGCGTGAGATTAACGGTCTTATCTATAAGCAGAACTCTGGATACCAAAAGTCAATCGAACACTTAAAGAAGATTAGCAAACTCACACAAGTGTTACAGCAGGTCTTCCAGCGTACCTCTGCCTTTGTTGGCTCTGTAACAAGTATCGCATCTACAATCCGCTCTCAGGCACAAAACCTGTTCGGCTATCTCAGAAATGGAATTAGGCAATTAACTGGTCAATTAAGAAACCAGCTTACTTCTGCTATCTCTGCAGGTACAGAACAGTTTGATAAACTTGAAAAAGCTAAGATTGGTTTTGAATCATTCTACGGCGGCCAAGCAAACCAGGTGCTTAAGACTGTTCGTTCTGAGGCTCTTAAGACACCAATCGTAACTGCTGGTGACTTGGCAGACTATGTCTCACAACTTGCTCCTGTGTCTGGTGGTGATGCTAACTTGGCAATCAATGCAACACTTGGTGCCCTCAAAGCAATCCAATACTCTGGTAACGATACGTCAGAGATGGAATACGTCGTTAAGAACATCCGTGATGTTATTGCTAAGGGTAAGGCAACAGCAATCGATGTCCGCCAGTTCAACCGTGCTCTCCCAGCAATGACTAAAGCCCTCGAAGCTATGGGCGAATCAGAATTCTTGAAGGATGGCGAGCTTAAGATTACTCCACAGAATGCAAAGAGTATTCTCAAGATGTTCGCTGACCTTAACACGAACCCAAATAGCCCTGTAAGGAATATCTCTGAGCGTATGCTCAATACCACTGCTGGTATGAAACAGCTCTTCCAAGAGATTCGTACGAACGCATTTGAGACAATCTATACTGAATCTGGCCTTGCTGACCTTGTCAAACAATTCTACAAGATGGCAAGTAATACAGAAGTATGGGATAAATTTACCACTGCCATCTCTAAATTTATCCGCAACGTACTTGATAAGCTCAAAGCAATCGATTGGAAGTCTCTTGGAAAACGTCTCAGCGAGGGAATGACACAGATTATTGCAACGCTCAAAGGAGCTGCTAAGACTGTATTTGAATCCCTTGGTGTAGATACGACTGGAAAGAGTATCACTGACCTTGTAAACGGGTTCTTGCAAAACAGAGGAGTCTGGCAACAATTCTGGGATATCATAAAGGAATTCATCAATGGCTTTGCTGCTGGTATGAAGGACCTTGTCGGCACAATCAAGTTTATCCTTAAGAATGTTGATGCAGACTTCTTGAAGAAGGCAGCATCAGTTCTCGGTTATATGCTCTCTCCTATGGGAAAGATTTGGTTGATCTTAGGTTCAATCGTACGTGATGCTCTCGCTGGCGTAGGTCGTTTGTTCGGTATGATTAACTCTGGTAGCGGTATTTTAAGCGGTATTGCTACAAAGAGAATGAACGCGAAAGCTACTAAATTCCAAAACATCGTAGGAAGTGCTGGAATTAGCCCTTCAGACCCAGCGATGAGTGGCTACAATATGTACGGCAATGCTGTATTCAACAGAGCAAAAGGCACAACGTTCTATATGAACGGACAGGCAAATACGTTCCGCAACTCTGCTGGACAATTCTCAAACTGGAAAGGTCTAACATTTGGCGAGAAGGTAAAGAACGTTGGTCTGGGCAACACCGTAAAAGCAACACTCCAACCTGTAGTGTCTAAGATTGGTTCAATCGTAGGCAAACTTGGAAACGCTGCAGCAATATACACCATCGGCTCAGGTGTGGCTAATCTTGCTGGAACATTCATTAACACAATCGCACCTGAGGCTAAGATCTTTGGTCAGAAACTTGGTGACACAACATCTAAGTTAGGTGAATATGGTTCGGCAGTCGCAGCTGGTGCTATGACATTCGGACCGTTAGGTGCTCTTGCTGGTGGACTTGTACAAGCATTCAAAGACCTTGCTACTGAAACAGACAAACTACGCAAAGCCGAAGAGGAAGCACGCAAACAAGCACAAGAAGCTAACCGTAGCCAACTCAAAAATGACCTTCTCTTCAACGTTATGGAAAACCTGAGAAAGTCTGGTGATTACAAACCATACGAGGACTACAGTGAAGACGCTTACGAAGAGATGGCTAAATACCTCGATAGCATCAATGATAATGAGCTCGCACAAAACCCTGCTAAGTATATGGAAGAGGCAGTTAATGTGTACTACAAGCGTATTGGTAAGTCTAAAGTTGGTATGGGCCTTATGGACTGGAAAGACCAAGGCCTCACTGGTACAACTGGTATAACAAGCAGTGACCTCGGTACATACAAGAATATTGTCAATAATCTTGTTAAAGCTGGTCTCTTAACAATCGATGAAGATACTATGAAAGAGCTTGGCAACAACGTTGAATCGTGGCAAGGATGGCTCAAGGCTAACGGTGGTTGGGACTTTGGCTCACAAGAAACACTTAATAACTTCAACCAAACACTCAATGACCTTACCAAAGAGTATGATAAATGGGCACACAAAGAGCTCAAGATTGACCTTCTTGTCGAAGAAGACGGTCAGTATAAAAAATACGCAGACCTCAACGATGAAACGTTTAAGAAATGGATGGAAGACGTTAACGGCTTCTCGTTCATTGACGGCAAATGGCAAGCAGATTGGTATATCAATCTCTACTATAAAGATGGTAAGACTGGTAAAACACTTCCAAGTACAAACCCACTCACAACTCAGAGTACGATAATGAATACAAGCCCACTCGCTGGTGGCCTTGCAAGAGGTGGCTTTATCCGTCCAATCTATCGTGCTGCTGGTGGTGGAACAAGAGGCGTAGATGTAGTGCCAGCAATGTTGCAACCTGGTGAGTTCGTAATGAGAAGGTCGAGTGTCGCTAAAGTTGGCAACAACGTGTTAGCTGCTCTTAACCGTGGTGACCTCAGATATGCATACCGTGCTCTCGGTGGCAAAGTTGCAAACAGCTGGAACAACTCACGAAACTGGAGCAACACTGTCAACAACAACCAAAGAAGCTCAAGAAACCAAATCAACATCTACAACAGAAACGCATCGCAAACAGCAAGCTCATACGTGAGCCTCGCAAACAGAATTGCGTTAGCTTAGTCACGAGTGCTGGTGTTCAAACTATAGTTATAGTCACCAGCACTATTTCTAACGTCATCACGGGTAGATTCGTTGAAGTTATAATTGAACCTGTTGCTATCGTTGAGAGGGATAGTTGTAGGTTCTGTTGTTGTATTACTGCTGTTAGACTGTGCTTTAGTCCTAAGAATCCACTCAGCATCAGAAATATCTCTTGGACGAATCTCTATGTCAAGAGTGATTGTGTTAATCTCATTTAACTCTTCATCGAACGTGATTGTACGCTTAGTAAGATACAAGTCTTTCTGAATACGTACGATAGTTTTCTCTCCTTGTTCACAGTCTCCGTCACGTGACGAGACTTTTTTGACGAAGTAAAATGATACTTTCTGACCATCTTGGAAGTTGTAAGGCAAAGGTGTAGAGTTAAACTGCCAGACGTGTTCTGGACGTTGTGCCTTTAATTTACGGATAGCACGCCAGTATGCTCTCTGTACGATTGCTTTTCTGTCGTCGTCTGTGATAGCGTACTCAATCGTTTCCGAGTCTTCGTCATCTTCGTTCTCTTTGCGTTCAAGTTCAGGGATAGGATAAAGGTCAGTGAAATTAAACACCGTGTGATATATTACTCCGTCTTCATCGAGTTGCTGTTGGTCTGTAACGTAGTACTCACGGTTATCATTATTTGCGTATGCAACGACTTCGTAGTTCTTATAGATCTTCTCATTATTAATCTTAGAAGTGTTATGAACCCTGTCTGAACTATCACTCTGCTTCCACTGTGCCTCAGGCTGAAGGTTAATCTCGTTGTCGTACATACCTACGGGGAACCCTTCAATCTGTAACGATGGGTCATTGTACACTTCTTTAAGAGTCATATGCATAATGTCTTCAGCGACATCACCACAGAAAACAACTGCACGGTTGAAGTGGTTAGTATAATCTACGTTATATACTGGCTCAGTAAGCATAGTCACGAAGTTAGACTGGTCACGGTTGACACATTCTTCCTCATAATATGCATTTGGTGATATAAGTACAGGGGTCAAATCGCCAAACTTTCCAAGAATAATCGTGTCTTCTTTTGACAAATCAACAACAAAGTGGACTGACTCAGTGTTGTTGAGCACCTCAGTAAGAGCTGCGAGTTTGTTCTGTGAAGAGAAAGACATCTCGATCGGCGTGTTCTCAACGCCATCTCTATAGGTAAAGTTAACACGTGCTTCGTATGTCTGTGTGTCATCGCCCATCGTTGAAGAATATCCAAGATCTGCCCCGTTAGCACCAACAACGTGTGAAAGAGTTGTCTCCTTAACTGTGTAACCTGTAGGCATAACCCATTCACGCATACGGGAGACGTTGTGAGAAAGATTGATTGTACAAGTGTAGTGAGCATAATCAAGACTTAAACTGTCGACTGTGCCAACGAACACATACTTCTGAATACCATCTGCTTGGTAGAAGATTTTAATCTTGTACAGAGAGAGGTTAGGCTCCTTGCCGTCCTTAATCTCCTCTGCTGGTAAGTCTTCCATAGGAATGGTAATAGTAGCAGTTGGCACAGTGTCTACCCCTGTTGTGATGGTGTTGTTTGAGCCTACAGTGCGAGTGCCTGTGTGGACAAGGCTGTCAGTGTAGCCTTTAATCTTCCAGAACTCGTAATAAATCGTCTTTCTCTTTTCCATAACATCATTATAAGTAAAAAAATCATCTGTGTTTTTTATTATAATGAAGGTATGATAAGAGTATATTTAGACGGACAAGATATCTCAGATAGTTTGAACAGACAATATCCGCTCCCAGACTCAGCAGGAGACGGTATCTTTCCAAGCCGTGAAACTGGTAAATGGTATAATCTTCTTTCTTGTATAGACGAAAATGAGACGTTGAAGGAAAACTTCTTCAACGCCTCAGGATCTTATGGTGGTGTGCACGAATTAACAGTTGTTAATCCGTCTGGCAGCAGCTTTACTATGCGTGTAATCTTACGCAGTAAATATTCTGCTCGTAACCATTAAAGTCTGTTTGTACCTACAGTAAGACAACAGAATGCGTTGTCTGTAAGTGAAGGAACATTCTTCTTCACCTCTTCTTTGATAGCTTTAACATTCTTTGGATCGTCATCAATGATGGTGAATGAAGCGTGTACATTTGCGTCATTATCGTCGCTGTAGTACTTATCGATAGTAGCAAGGACGTTCATAACGCCTTCTGCTTTAACGACTTCAGATGGTCTAAAGTCGTGGTCTCTACGGAATGCCCAGATATCTATGGCATTTTCAAATCCAGAATTATATTTCTTCATCCATTTCTTGGTGGTCGACACAGTACGCTGTGGACGTCCGCTGAGTGCTACAACGAGACAGGCGTCTAAACCTTTGCCTTCACCTGATACACGTTGCATAGCTGACGTCATAGCGTTAATTGTGTTAATGTTGGCAGCGATTGGCTCATCTTTCATCATCTCTTCTTCCGAGTAGAACTTCTCGTAGTCTTTCTTCTCTGCATACTTGAGGCGATGAGTGCAGTCTGCCAATACTCCGTCCATATCTACACATACAATGTGGATATTAACGTCCTTCTTCTTCTTTGCCATCCTTATCTCCTTTTGTCTCTAGAACACGGAAACCAGTAGTGACGCTGCCATCTTCATTGACGAAGATTGCCATAGTTGTAGCAACCCATTCAGGGTGTGCTTCTGCATATAGATTGTAGATACTCATAAGATGTTCATCTACACTTTCTGCGATAGCGTCTTCCAATAAACGGTTATCTGGTTCTTTAGTGTACTTAATTTTATCGTTATTTTTTACTTTCATTTTTTTCCTTAGCTTCGTTTCTACGCCTGTTATCTTCAAGGATTCTGTCTGATTCTTGGAACCACAAGTCCTTTGCGTCAGCTGGAATAGTGTGCGAAGTCATAAGGAAGTGGCTTGTTAAACCATATAGCTTACCAAAATTATTAACGGCTTGCCACAAACGTTCATCCGTATCTTGTTCAAGATATTCGATGAGAAGTTGTTTAGCTATCTTATCCCTTTTTGTTAATTCCTTTGCCATTTTCTTTAGCCTCCTCGAGTTTCTTAATTATTGTTTTAAGTTTTCGCTCATAGGGGTCATTGTCACCCAACAACCCCTGATTGAGTTCATATATAACGGTATCCAACTGGTCTTCAGTTAGTTTAATCGTTATAGTCATCTTCGTCCTCTAATTCGAACGCCATCTCTGTTTCTTTAAGAATAGTGTTCAGCTTCTCCAGAGCTTTTCTTTTTTCTTTGGTGTTAGCTGTGGCATTGCAGATCTTATCAATACATTTGAAGATTGTATGCATAACATACGCACCTTTTATAGCGTCAATAAGTGATACGATAATGATTACAGCTCCAAGTGATAGCCAGAATGCTGACCAACCTGTTAAAACCATATGCCTCCTTCTATTTAAAAAATGTTTGTGCTACGATAGCCGCTGATACAGCCAATGTTGCGATAAGAGTAGATACACCTACTGCTTTCTCTAAGAATACCAAACCTTTAGCATAAATCAACTCTGCATCTTCTGGAACTTTAGTAAAGCGTTTCTCTTCACAAGTAGGTTCACAAGCCTTGACAACCTTTACTACAGGTTCTTCTTTCTTTTCTGCTTTCTTCTTTGAAGTGATAGGAGCACTCTTGCAACCCTTTGCTTCAAGTCCAGCTACGAGCCAAGCACGACGTTTAGCGTTGCGGATGCTTTTACCTTTCTCGAACTCTTCATCAAAGCGTTCTGTCTGTGTCTTGCTTCTACGAATACGTTGTGAGAATTGTGTGTATGAAAGGCCGATTTTCTCTGCAATTTCTGTACGAGTGAGACCTGTAGGTGCTAATTCAAGTGCTTTAGCAAACTGTTCATTGTCAAGTTTTTTGACGTAGTCACTACGATGTTTCTTATAAGGTCTCTTAGCCTTAGCAACTGGTTGTTCTTTATCAATACCAAACGGCTTGTTCATCAAATCGGAAAAAGGTGAGGAAAGTTCTTGTGGTTTATGTACAGGATTTGCGTATTTACCAAATGGTCCATCTTCACGAAGGTTTTGTGCTGATGAACGATGGCGTTTAGCATAGTTATTCTGTGCGTAACCCTTTAAGAGGTTAACGTAAGAGTCAAAGTCTGGCTCTTTCTTAATGCTACTTACTGTAGCTGGTGAGATATTAAATCTCCTGACAGTCTCATCTGGAGTGTGAGTTTCTGCATATCTCTTAATGATTTGGTAGTTTTCTCGAGTAATCTTTCTTGCTGACATAGTGTCTCCTTATTTAATCTTACGTCCTGTCACAAGCTCGAATGCCTTGCGAAGGTTGTTAAGGTTTTTGAACTCTTCAAGTTCTTCTTCAGACAAAACCTTGATGCCTGTGTCATATTCTTGTATAAACTTATTCTTATATTTATGTAGCTCGTCTGCTATGACTACAACCCAAGCTATTTCTACTGCTGAACCGATTCCAAGATCCGTGAAGATTCGTTTCCATTCATTCTGTCCAGCGAGATCCCATAGCGTTAACTTATACTTTTGTTCTTCGCCAACGTCTATGACTCCATTTAATCTAAGTGTACCGAGTACCCTGTAAGATAACTTAATCAGGATATCCATTTCCCCCTGCTTCAATGGCTTGTTAATATCAATTTGTCTTGACCTGTGGCTCATTGCTCCACCTAGTTTTCCAAATCTCTTGCCATTATCTCCGTATGCGAAGCCTCCTGTAGTTCCTTTCGACCCCCCAATTTTACCGATATTGCTATAGAAGTCCTTGCCATACCTTGACTTATTGGTGTCGGCGGCTTTTTTACCACCAGCCATAGTTCCACTCAAAATATGCCTCCTATGTTATTTATTATTTGTTTCAACGAAATTTGTATCGTCATCTGGTTCTTCAGATGGCTTATCATCTTCTGGCTCTTTGACCTTCCTCAATTCGTTATCGCCTTTCCTGTATAGATCTACAGCTGCGTATAACCTTTTGAGAGAGAAATTATCGAGTTTACGAAGATATTTGACAGCGGTTTCTTGCTGAGATTCATCATCTAGTTCATCGAACCAGTCTTGGAACTCAAGCTTACGCTGGCGTTTACGATTAGACATAAATTTAAACATCCTTATCGTTCCTCTCTTTATTAACTTTCCCTTAGCTCTTTCGACGGTTGGCCTTTGCTCATTACCGCAGGTCGCCTTGCCTTACCTTGTAAATGATTATACCAAACCTATGCTTATTTGTCAATAATAATTTGTAACATAATTAAAAACCAAAAAACGACCCTGGGAATGGAGGTCGTTTAATGGAAATATCATTAAATGTGGAGTGTATATTTATGGAGGCCTCGCCCAGAATCGCACTGGAGTACACGGTTTTGCAGACCGCTGCATAACTTCTCTGCCACAAGGCCATCAAGGGGCTAACAGTAGTAGCACTGAGTAGACTATTTAATGCAAAAGATAATCTGTGTATACCATATACAATTAAGTGCTACTGTCTTGACTATAATTTGTCATTTTTCACGATAAACATTAATATGTATGGATTAATCATACGCTTCTTAAACAATAAGCAATAAGCATTTATTCAATCTTTCTGATTATTAAGTTGGAAGATAATAATCATAGAACTTATGAATTGTAAATAACCTTTAGTTTGCAATACCTGTTACACGATGTGGATGTACTATCTTCATTTATTTGGTAGAAGTATTACCAATATGGGTAGGTGTAACATATAAATATTACAAGGAGACTGTTAGCCTCTTATTAACCATCTTACTATATATATAATAAAATGTCAACACTTTTAATTACCAAAGAATATCTCAGCTGCTTTCGAGAGTTCATCTTTGTTTGTCCTGTTCTCAGTATCCTTAGCGAGTTCTGACATCTGTTCAGGTGTGACAAAGAGAACTGCCCAACGGTCATACCATTGTAGAGGTGCAGGACGTCCGTCTGCATCTTTATGCTGTGCTCTATCCTTTGGAGACATCATCTCATAACTCTCACGAGCGTGGATGTTAGCATAGAAACCATACGCAACAAGGAGTTCTTCACAGTTCCACGTGGTAAGAATATCAAGTGGACGCTTGTGAAGCTCCTTCGCTACGAAGTATGCCATACTTGACCATAGGTCTAGTTTTGCTGAGTATTTGTTGGCTTGGCTGTCTTTTCTTGCTCGATCATCATCTTTGCTAAGCTCTGAATCAACGACGGCTCTAAAAAACTTGCTGACTCCTTGACGATGTTTGGCTCATTAGCAAGAAGTTGAAGGAAGAAATCGATTAATCCGTAAGCATCGATGTATCCAAGTTGTGGTTCAGGGATATCAAGAACAATCTTTGCAATCTCTGCAAGGTCATCTACTTGGTTTATGAAGATCTCTTCAGTCTTGCGGGAGATTGTGTCAGTTGTATATGAACCATCTTCAAGCAAAACACCTGAAGCGGCTAGGATCTTAGCAAGAACCATAGCAACTTTTGTACGGTGGAGAGGTTTAACACGCTTGTTTGTGTATGTCATAACAGCTTCGTACTCACCGTTCTCATTCTTTTTCATCTTTGCTTTGTCATCTTCTGAAAGATCTTCTTCTGAATAAACAAACTTAATCTTGTAATCGCCTTTAGTTTCGTCGATTTTGTTTGGGTCGCCAACAACAGAAACTTGCTGAGTCTTCGGGTCGATACTCATTGCAGGTGCTTCTGTAGCGTTGTTTTCAATACCGTTTTTGATGGCTTCCATCATATCTTGTGTGTCTGGAGACATATATAGTTCCTCTTTTAAATTGTTAACTTAATTATATCTACTTTTTCTGTGTAGATTTTTTATTGTTTTGTGGCTGTGTTTGTTGCTGTTGTGTTTGTTTAGTCATAAGACGAGTTTCCTTAGCAACTTTGAGTTCTTCTGCCTTACCTTTGTTTGCTTCAGCGAGAAGTTTCTCGGTCTCAGCCTTGATCTTATCAATCTCAGCACGTTCACGTTCGTCAGACCAGTCGACTTCTTGGAATTTAACACCGCCTTTAATACCAGCACAAGCATCAATAATATCTGAGAGCTGTTCTGCGTAGCGTTGCTGGAATGGCTTGATTGTACGTTCAAGTGTAAATGGAATCAAAGCAGACATACCAGTTGACCAACCACCACCATCTGTGCCAGCGAGCATTGCTGGGATACCATAGATATCTGCAATGGTTGCTTTAGCGTTATTAAGAATTGAGAGGTATTCTGGAAGGTGTACTGTTCCTTCGAGCTTCTCAATCTTCTCAACCCATTCTTGTGAGATGATAGCAAAACGAGTTTTAGCGGTACGTTTTAGTTTAGCTGCGAGTTTCTTTGCAATTTCCATCTGCTTTTCGTTAGCAGCTTTAACTTGTTTACCATCGACTGCTGCTTTAATGTTTGAGTCTGCAGTTGAAATTGAAAGCATAGAAGTAAGTGATGAGCCAGCAGCACCTCGTGACTTGAGATACATCATATAATCTGTACCATCGTTGCCGACCTCATCAATGACGTTTTTAATATAATCAACAATCAAAGTGGTTCTGAGACGGTCCTTTGTAAGAGGAGAACGACCATATTCACCATCGTCTGAATGACGGAGGTGACAGAAGTCGTCCTTAAATACAAAGACATCGTCTGTGGTTGCACCGTCTTTATCGTCATCAGCAAAGAATGAACCGTCCACACCTTCAATCCACTCTCTGTCTTTGATGAGTGACTTAAGCGTATACTTCTCATTGTCTGGTAAGAATTCGTTCGGACGTTCTTCTTCCTTCTTCTCAATACCCATATCAGTTTTAAGTTTAATCTCATATACGATAGGTGCTTGGATACCAGGGATTGGTCTGGTCTCGCCATTTTTGCCCTTCATAGTTGCTGGCATATTCCAAATACGGAAGTGGTTTGATGGGACAAACGAAACGGTGTCACCAATCTTACGAAGGCCAGAGTAGCCATAAATAATTGAGTGGTGTAGTGCTTCACGGATAACGTTACCGTTAGTCTCACCTGTGTAGTTCTTTGACTTCAACCAAGTATCGAGTTTCTTCTGGTTTGAAGCGTCCTTCGCTACGAGCCCACCGTGGACAATAAGTTCAAGATAAAACTGAGAAACGAACTGAACTGCAGGTAGGTTATCAGCAAGATACTGAACGCCATACGCAATCTGGTCCTTACCCAAGATCTTAAATGATTTAGAACAGTTGTCACCACCACAAGCGTCTGCCATTATCATTTCCATTAAGATGTCAGCATCAGGATGATAGTCTGGCTGTTTGTGTGCCTCGCCAATCATAGAAGCGTTTGAGAACTCTTCTTTGTTCTCCTTCTGCTCGTCTAAGTTAACAACATTATTTTCCATACCCCCATTGTAGCATTAAAACGGGCAGTCATTTTTTGGTTTTTTGAGTGTTTTTTGTGGTTTTTCTGCGATTTTCTGTAATTTTTCAGCATTTTCAATCGCACTTCGAGGTAGTTTATTATACTCAACAGAGTTGAGAAGTTCCGTGACTGTCTCGATAGCGTGCTGACAACCACGACAAACAAACACTTCTACTCCAGACGCACCTAGAATTGCTGCCCAGTATTTCTGTGTTGGTGATACCACTCCACCCTTCTGTCTCTTCATCTCTACGCCGATTAACTTACCATCAAAGCATAAAAAGAGGTCAGGAATACCTGACTTAGTTCCCATAGCTTTAGACCTGTTCTTTTGCTTCCAAGATTTTGTCCACATTTCGTTGTTGGTATGCCAGTAAGGGATACCTTGAGTGTCTAGCCATCTTACGAAAGCCATTTGTTCTGAGTCTTCAGTTGGGATGCTTGTTACCATAACCTCAGTATAACATAAAAAATACACCCGAGATTAGAGTGTGGGGGATAATCGGTTCGGGTGTATCTCTGCCCCTCCAGATAACGAATGACAATTATCTCGGGTGCGGCGGGGGCAGGAAGGAATGTGTTTTTACCTAAGAACACTATAAAGAAGTGGAGGTAAAAGGCTTCACCATTTTCACGGAGTCAAAAACAACAAGAAGAGACTCTCTACAACGGAAAGAACGGTACTGTGAGGTATTGGTACAAAGTGACAAAATACGTATTTCCTCTACCAACCACCGTTTTTATGAAAAGGTGTTTCGAATATGAAAAGGTTTTCGAAAGTCGTACGATGGCTGTCTAGACTACCGTTTGAAAGGAGCCACCTCAATGTCCAAGGTGGTCCGTTGTGTGAAACTGTTAATGTTCTTATGTGTCTATTTTACTACAGTTTATTTTATTTGTCAACTGTTTAATCATTAAAGATGCTGTTAACAGTTTCAAAGGTCTCTTCGTCGAGAAGAGATAGGACACCCCAAGGTGTTTTGATTGCTTGAACTGGGGCATTGTTTTCTTTTGCCCACTTTAAAGCAATATCAAGGTCACGAGATCTGAACTCGTATACTGGTTGTCCATTACTGAAAATCATTTTACAATCTTTTTCCATACCTACATATTACCATAGATAAGCATAAATGTCAATACTTGCCATTTAATTTTCTATGTGCTAAAATGAAACCATCGCTGGACTTTCAACTCATTTATAAAAGTTCAGCGAAAAAATGTTGACCTTTTATAGTTTGTTTGGTAAAATAAGGGTAGATGAGTTGAAAGTCCAAGGCTACCCCGAAAGAGGTAGCCTCTTTCTTTTTATAAACATTCTTGAGTCAACATAAAAACATTAACTTAACATCACAGGAGGTAATGTCTTGAAAGTAAACGACGTCAAGATGAGAGATCTTATTAAAGTTCTCTGTAAACATAGACCAGAGTTGGCGAATGACGACAAACGTCTCATCGCAACAATCTGGTACTTAGAAGGTTGGGAAGACCCAAACCTGTACGAACATTTAAAATCAGTAAGCTCACCAGAAACAATCAGACGAACAAGAGCAAAACTTGCCGAAGAAGGTGAGATTAAAGTAAGCGAAGAAGTCGCTAAGGCTCGACGTGAAGAAGAGCAACAAGTAAGAAAGTCATTAAAATAATATTAATCAATAAGGAGGAAAATGGAAGATTTTTCAAATAATCGACCAATGTCTTTTACAAATGATATCGTTTATAGAGCAAGATTCGTAGAAGAAGCATTAAAACAGGGCCTTAAATTCGGCTCGAATATGTTTAGAGTTTATCATCAATTAAGGTGGTTTGAGGAAGAAGGCAAATACGGATGGAACGTTGCTAACTTTGCAACAATCGGGACATATGTGAATCTCACAGAAGAAGAAGTTACTGTTGCAATGGATAAACTAAGAGAACGTGGAATCGTACAACATATTCTTACCGACAAGCGTTGGTACCGTAAAAAGACTGACCTTTGGGCAACAACAATCTGTTTAAGAAGACGTGAAATTGACTACATAAATGCTAGAATTGGAGCACACAACAGTACACCAAACAGCATTGTGAAATTATCAGAAACTACACCTGGAAGTGTAGAAACTACACCTGGAAGTGTAGAAACTACACCTGGAAGTGTAGAAACTACACCTGGAGGTGTAGACGCCACCCCTGTTACGACAGAGAGCGGAAATAATAATATAAATAATAATAGAAATATGTGTTCCGCTTACGCTTCACCTGCTGACGCAGGTTCAGCGTTCGCTACACAGTCCTCGTCTGCTGACGCAGACTCGGACGACATCAAGAAAGTATTTGAACTTCCTTTTGATGAAGACGTGAACGTAGTGAACGTCAAAGCCATTGATGATAAAAAGAAGGAAACGCGTCGGGCTGCTGCCATCGCAAACAAGGTTGCTGACGTCCTTGGAAGGGACAAGCGTCAAGTTACTGATGTTGTAGTTAAAAATATGCGTGGCGTGCTCACAGAGTATTCAGAGGAAGAGGTCTTACATATGGCTAACTGGTGTAAAACACAAGAATTCTGGAGTGATAAAACACTGGCTCAGATGATTAAGAAAGATACTGTAGCACAAGCATTAATGAATAAGAAAGTGGAGAACAAATATGTCTGGTAACAATTCAAACAGCAAGAACGTAGAACGATATAGCAGGGCATTAACCCCTCTATGGTCGCTCGAGGAAGAAATGGACAAGAGAGAAAAACACTTTGGTCGTACTGAATTGTATTCAACTGGCGATAAAGTTATGGATGAATACCTTGGTGGCAGTTACCCAGGTGGTTATGGTTGTGAAGAAGGCTATGAACTCGTCCTTATCTTTGGTGATACTGGTATGAACAAATCTACTTTAGCAAGTTCGTTGATTATTGAGCCAGCAAAACAAGGAAAGAAGATTGCTTACTTCTCATTGGAGGACCATAAAGCAGATGTTGGCGTTAGAATTCGACATCAGGCTGGCAACTTTTATGAGCAAGTCAGAAAAAATATAGACTTCACAGCAGATTGTTCTGGCTACGTGTTGTCAGATCTTATCGAATTCATTGACCAGTTGTATGACAAATATGACATTGTCGTACTTGACCCTATCCAGTTCGCGTTTGAGGCATCTGTTGTTGAATCTGGTGAAGCAGAATACAACAGACAACGTTTGTTTATGCGTAAACTTGAATTAATTACAGAAAAGAAAAGCAAGACCATCATTCTCGTGTCACATACAAGAAAGAGGAGCGGTAATTCTAAAGGGCAAGAAGAAGGTTTAGACAGAATTATTGGTTCATCTGGCCTTGCTCAGGGTACTACTAAGGTCATTGAGATTAATCGTAAAGATGGCGTGCCAGGAATTCGTATTTGGAAAAACCGTTTTGGCAAGGGCGTGCGTCCAGTCGGATTACCAATTAAAATTTGGGATAATATGCGTATCACAGCACAATACGATTATTACGACAAGGATATCATCACGTTCAGGGAAGCGTGGGGAGAGCCTCAGGGGTTCGGTGCGTACCATAAACAGGGGAAATAGCAGTGGAAGAAGATTTATACGACACCTTACAAAAACTAGATTTACACCCACGAAGAAGCGGAAAAGGGTGGTCAATCAAATGTCCTAAACACGACGACAGGAATAATTCAGCACAGTGTTTCGAAGATGGTTGGATTGCCTGCTATGCTGGGTGCGGACGTTTCCATATCGACAGCATCGCTGGTCGGAAGGTTAATGTTCAAAATTCTAATGGTAATTATGAACACGAGAAGGAGGAAGAAATTAAACGAGGAGATTTTACAAACCTCTGGGCAGACCTCGACCCACTTCCTAACGACCTTGATGTCAAAGGTATCGATGGAAAAACCTTAAACAAACTTGGCTGGAGATGGTATCCTGGCGGAAACGGATACTACAAAGGTATCTTTATCCCGTACTTCAATATGGACAGAACGAAAGTTCCGTTCTTCCAGATTCGCCACCTTGAAGGAGATAGACGTTTCACATTTGCTAAGGACGTCACACCGATCCTTTGGGGGTTTGATGTTCTTCCTAAGGTTAAGGATGAGCTATGTTTCACTGAAGGCACACGCGATGCGGCTATCTTACGCTCTTTTGGTGTTCCTGCGGTTGCTCTTCCGTCTGCGTCTTCGGGCAAGATTATGAAAGGGCTTGAGAAATATTGTAATGATAATAAAATTCGTATGGTTGCGATTTGCGATAAGGACGAGGCTGGAGAAGGCCTTCTGAAAACGCTTCAGAGCCCGTATACGGACCTTCGCAGTCCTGTTGGTAAGGATGTAGGCGATTTCCTCGCAGAACGCGGTATAGAGGCTCTCAGAGCCTTCTACGCACCATTACAGATATCACAGGAGTTAATTTAATGAAAAAGACAAAATACTTTATCCTAAAAAAAGATGGGCAAAAAGAAGAGATCGAGGGCACGGTCTACAACAATGTATGGGGGATAGATAAGCGTGAGGCTGGTTATTATGTCTTAACTTATGTCCCTAACGGTGCATTCGTTGATTCATCCAAGAAGATGACAATGCTCAAAATGCTTATACAAGAACCAGAGTTCTTTGATTTCGACGGAACGCCAACAACAGCACTCAAACTGTTTAAGGCTATAAAGAGATATCGTGATAAAAATGGATGGGGATAAAAACTGTTGACATTTTATAATATATTTGATACAATGTAAGTATCCTCCAAAGAGAGGACATCGCACAAGTTTTGGGGTAAGCTGTATCAGGCATAATTGATACTCTTCACTCGCTTTCTTACCCCAAAGCCTGGAAAATAATATCAAGTTTAATAATATCAAAGGAGATATATGGGGTTTAACTCATACCACAACAAACCACAATCGCCTGCAAAAGTCTTCCATCGTTGGAAAGGCGGAGAAGGCAAACTCATCCACTGGGATGGAACAGTAGAGAACACAGAAGGTGGACAAGGAGCAGAAGTTGAAGCAAAACTTCCATTCAAGTTCGCAGTTCTCGAACAAACTCGTAGAATCTCAGGCTTCGCACCACAAGGTACAGGCGTAAGATTTTACTCAAATGAAGCAGTAGCATACGACGATGAACTTCGTGTTATGCGTAAAGAAGGTGATAAACCTGCAGAAGAAGTAATCAAAGGTAAGTACGCAGAGATTAAAGACAAGTTGCCACAAGGTGCTCGTCTCGCTGTACAACTTTATGTTTACAACCCAGAGACAGAACAGATCGAATGTATCACCTGCCAAGGTGCTTCACTCGGAGCATTTATTGAATTTAGCAAAAAGAACCGTATTTACGAAAACTATGTATCGATGAAGAAGGGCGAAGAGACCAAGAATGGTGCTGTAACCTTCTTCCCACCTGAATACACTGTTGCTGAAGCATACACAAAAGAAGACAAAGATGTTCTTCAAAAGGCTGATGACGCAATTTCTGAATTCTTAAAGAGTGTTCACAATAACGTTCCTTCAGACGACGTAGACCAAACACCATCATCATACGAGGGTGAACAGTCACAAGAAATCGTTGAAGAAAAAGAGAAAGAAAGCGACGTCAACCCAGTTGACTTCAACGCACTACCATTTTAATTAGTTTCCGAGAGGGGTAGTGTGTTGGTTTTCACTACCTCTCTCATATAGAAAGGTTTATTTAGATATGGCAAAAGAAATTAAGTTCGATTATTCCGCAAAGGAAGAAGCTACGAGCAAGAGGACAGACACTCTTATAAAGATGTTAGGATGTGACCATTCTGCACTTAAGAAACTTGCCAAGAAAATGTCTGCTCGTGGTCTTGAAAAAACGTTTCGTTTTGAAATCGCACCAGTTATGTATGAAATGGGCATTGAAGAACGTGGCCTCGGTAAGTACACTGCCAAACTTGAGGACTTCACAGTTATAAAATTAGGCAAAGACAATAGCTCACGTTTTAAAGTTGTTTCAAAGTGGAGCATTTGTAGGTATAAAGATAAGAAAATCGACTGCAAAATTGTTTATACAGACGATTGGTGTGATGATTTACTTGATATGATTCAAGATTTAACGTCATCAATGTATGACGAAATTCGCGATAGGATCTGGAGCGATAACAACAAAAAGAACAAGTAAAAGTATGGGGACAGGCAAAAAACTGCGAGCTGTCCCCATTCTTTTAGGGAGGTACTAAATGAAATGTATAACTGGCAAGGTATGCTACGCAACATACTACGCCGCTCATAAGGAGAACAAAAGGAAAATCAAACTACACGGTATAAGGATGGACGTGTATAAATGTAAATTTTGTAATCAGTACCATCTAACTGGTCACAACCGTACGTGGAAAATCTCTCCGTACAATAGAAGAAAGGATGTTGATAATGCTAAGAGACTACCAGGAAGAGGCAATTAATGCTCTCGGTAATTATTGGATGAAGAATAAAGCACCTTGCGTGCTACAGTTAGCGACAGGTGGTGGCAAGAGCTGGATTATTGCTGAAATTGTTAAGAGAACTGGCCAATCTGTTTTAGTTCTTCAGCCATCTAAAGAAATTCTCGAGCAGAACTATGAAAAGTTGCTTGCTGTCGGTGTAAATAAAAAAGACATCGAAGTGTGTTCTGCATCAGTTGGAAAATGGAACATTGGCAAGATTACACTTGCTACCATTGGAACAGTTTGGAAACATTTTGAATACTGCAAGCATTTCAAGATTGTCATTATTGATGAATGTGATGTGTGCCCTATCGACAGGGCTGATAGCCAATACATTGCTTTCTTAAATCATATTCCAGATGCGAGAGTTGTTGGTTTGACCGCTACACCGTGGAGAAATCAGACGTTCATTAAGAAATTTGAAGACCCTCGTGTGTACTGTCGTCCACTCACTCGTATCCATACAAGAGAAGGAAAAGGCACACCTCACGGCGAATGGTTCTGGAAAGGTGGAATTATTTACAAATGCGATATCGAAAGGTTACAAAAAGGTGGGTATCTCTCACCTACCGTTTATCATATCGCAGAAGCAGACTGGTCATTCGTTCGTGATGTCGCTGGAAGAACTGACTTTGATACGAATGAGATGACAAAGTTTATGGACATCGAGGCAAACACTTCTCGTTTTACTCAAGCTGTCACTTGGTGTATGAAGAACAACTTAAAGACAATCATCTTCTCACCGAACATCGATATGAACTTCAGGCTCGCAGCAGTTATTAAAGCACTTGGTGGCAAAGTTGAGTGTATGGACTCTGAAAATGACACAAAGACATCACGTGAACAGAAGATGGCAGACTTTCGTAGTGGTAAGTTTCAATTCTTGGTTAACGTTGGTATGGTTGGTCGTGGTGTGGACGTTCCTTCTGTTGATGCTGTTATTCTTTGTCGTCCGACGAAATCACTTTCGCTTTATATGCAGTATGTAGGTCGTTGTCTCCGTTTAGACCCTGACAACCCTGACAAAATTGCGTACATCCTAGATTTGTCTGGTAACGTGGACAGGTTTGGCAAAGTGGAAGACATTAAGTTGAGCAAAGTGAAAAAGTTTAAGTACAACTACGAATACTACGCGGATGCTATCACGCTTTTGAAAGATGGCAAGCGTAAGATCTGGGACCAAGTATCGTAAATAAGTTGACATTTTACCTATCAAAGGTTATAATCAAGGTATGAAAACATCTAAAGAATACTACCAAATAAGAGTAAGTAGAATGGCTTACGAAGAATTAAGCAGTAGATCAAAAGATGTGGAGTATAAGGGCAGAGGCATCGTAGGTGTAGTCGACAAAGTTTTGTTCGGCACATTTACATCAAAAGGTGCTGGACGTCCAGTTGGAACAAAAAAGAATAAAAATGTTGACAAATAATATTATGTTTGATATAATGTTATTAGTTACACAAGTTGTAACTACGGTAAAAACCGTCTGTACCGGACGACGCCTGAACCTTGTGTTCAGGTGCAGACCTAGGACAAGATTGAGCATCCCACCCTTAAGGTGCTCAATCCCTGGGCCTACACCTGCATACAAAGGCAAGAATAGACCTTAATTAAGCAGGAGAGAGGAAATATATGGGCAAAGATTGTGAAGCTTTGGCAGTTGAACTTGCTGAGCTAGAACAATCTGTTGATTCTCGTGAGCGAGAATTACAGAAGAAATACCCTGAAGTTTTCAAGGAACTTCTAAAACTTGAAGCAGACAAAGGGCGTATCAAAGATTTAAAAGAAGAATTAAAGGCGTCTCTCATCGAAGATGATGACCTTGATATGCACACTGTCGGCACTAAAAAATATTCTGTAAGTAAGGTCGTAATTCTTAAAGTCGACAACATCGATGAAGTCCCAGACGACTTCAAATCTATGCAGTTGGTGGCTAATGAGAAGAAAGCACAAGACTATTACAAACTTATGGATGAACCTCCTAAAGGGTTCAAAGACAAATCTTACTACAAACTTAATTGGAAGGAATTATAAATGGCACGTACACACTTATTTGATACAAAGGAAGAAGCACACGATTATCTCGCTACTGCGATGATTGCTGCGTTTATTGCTATGGATATTAATATTAAGGACCACGCAGAGGAAGTTCATCAGTTGATGGACAACATCAAATGCTTCTCAGGCGAAATGACAAAACTTACCCAAGAGGGTAAAGCAGATCCATATGAACCAGCACCATATAAAGAAGGTGCTACTCTCGATGAAAGTCGTGAAAAGATTAAAGAGCAGGTTGAAAAACTTAAGAAAGACTTAGGAATTGAGCCTGTTAAGTTTGGTGAGACTGGAGTTTAATATGGCAGACATAAAAGACACCAGCGAACCAGTAATCATCGATAACGCAGATGACTTTTACAAACTTGCTTACTTTTTAGCAAAGAGACTAGCATCTGATTCTGTAAGCAATGTAATCTCTACCGTCAAAAAACTTCAGGACAGAGGCATCGACACCGAAAACGTTGATGATATTAAATATGCTGAAGATATTATGGAACAGGCAGAAAGCGAAATCTCAGACAACGCTATAAATATGATTAAGTTGGTCTGTAATGAGTATCACTGTTCTGTTAAGGATGGTCTCATCAAACCATATAATTTCGTACGCACAAAAGAAAGCGGATACGAAGAGTTCAGAGACAGCATCAAGGAAGAGATTAAGAACGTTACTATCGAACTTGCTATGATCGGTGTCCCGTTCAAAGAAGGGGATGGCGGTAATCTTAAGATTGACTACGATGCTATGGACAAGATGCGTGAAGAAAGAAAAAAGGACAAAGACAATGAGTAAAATTGGTCAGTTAAAAATTGAGATGGACGAAGAGTTGACAGAAAAACTCTCAAACGCAGAGAGTACGATTAACTCTGAGCCTGTCAAAAAAGAAGAGAAGAAGATTAAAGAAACTATCACTGAAGCACCAAACCCTGAAAAGACAGAATGGGCTATCTTCAAGGACTATGTTGAGAGTGCTGAACTCGTAATTAAAAAGAAAGATGGCACAACATATCTTAAGGCCGAAGGATGGTTATATCTCGCTATGCTTAAAGGTCTCATCCCTTCAGTTGAAACAGAAGCATACAGAGATATGGAGGGTGGCTTGGCAGTAAAGGCTACTTGTAAATTATTCGATAAGGAAACTGGTCGTTTTGTATCACAGTCAGATATGTATGCAGATAAGTCAGAAGACTTCTTGGAGAACCTTCCAGACTATGCAGTGTACGGAATGGCAGAAACTCGTGCTATCTCTCGTGCAGTAAGAAATGTGTACGGTTATATCTTAAAAGGTATTGGTTACGAATCTACACCTGCTATCGAAATGGGGTTAGAGAAAGATGTCGCAGATTAAAAAGTACGGCGACATTAATATCTATTTTGGTCTCGTCCAGGGCACACAGGAGTGGTTGGATGTGCGTGAAGGACGTGTTACGTGTAGTAACGCACTCACACTCTTGAATAAGGGTAAGAACGCAGCTTTGGAAGCAAACAGGCTCGCAGCAAATCGTATCACACCAAACGGAAATGTATTCGCAGAGCGTGGACACGTGATTGAGCACGAGATGAAGGATAGGTATAATAACGTTCTCAAGTCGAACGGTCTTATTCTTGTTGACTGTGGTTTTATCACGAACGATAAACTTCCGAACGCTGGTTATTCACCTGATGGCTTAATTTGTGTAGTTAAGGATGGTAAACCAGACCTTGATGACATCGCATCACTTGCAGAGTTCAAGGCATACAACGATGTTATCTACAAAGATAAATACGGGAACACTCGTTCTGTTGAAGAGGCTAAACCTGAAGATGAGATTGTACCAACATTCAAACATCGCAAGGCTTGCTTCGATATACTTTCAGTGCCACCTCAGGCAATCGCACAGTGTAATATGGCAATGTTAATCACAGAGACAGATAGTGTATATTTGTTCTTATGTAATCCTGATGCAGAAGAAACTGATAAAGTAATCGAAAAACTTAGACATTCGACTAAGCCTTCAGACCAAAAACTTTTGGAAGGTATCGGACCTCTCGACCAAAAAACTCCTACAACTAAAATCTGGGAAATCAAACGCAACCAAACTATTTGTGACAGACTAATGAAAAAACTTTCGCATTAATAATATGAACGAAAAAACTTTCACACCTACGAAAAAACTTTCGCATTAAAAACTTTCACACAGGAGGCATATGAAGAAATCAAATATAGCACTACTCACAGCATTGTTAGCTGGTATATCTCTCGGCGTATTCTCTGAACTGTTTGCTTACGCTTGGACATACTATATAGCGATCAGTGGGTTCGTAATCTCATTTGTCGTAGTTGATGAGTTAATAAACAAGGAGAAGAAAGATGACAGCAAGACTAAAGGAAGAAAAAAAGGCAGTAAGTAAGATATATACAGCAGAAGGAACACTCGTCGCTGATATGTCTGCCACTCTCAAGAATGCAGAGCAACTATCTGACCTTGCGGATATAGTTAAGAAGATACAAGAGGAGATTAGCGATCTTAGCTCTGAGCAAGAGTTAATGTCCTTCCAGTTGGAAGAACTTACGGATGATACCAACGACAAGCTCGTGGCCAGGTTTATTAGTGATGTAAAACTGAAACTTGCTAAGAACGACAAACGTGTAGATGATTTGCAGAATCAAGTGAACAATCTTACATCTAAGGTTCTTTCATTGGAAGGACTTGTATCTACATTGTGCTCAAGAGTACAAAAGCTCGAAGTAGAACAACGTAGCAGCAATTCAACATACTACACGACCACAACAACGCCAATGCTATAGAGCCTCTCCCGTCGCCTCGCCGCGGCGGGAATTTTTGCATACCACCCACCCCCCAAAAACTTATACAGTTGCGGCGACTAGACCCCAGATCCAAAATGAACGAATTTGCTCAAAAATTGATCCGAAAATCGGTGCCCTTATTTTAGCCAATTACGCTTATGTTGGCAAGACAGAACTATCTTTACAATGTATATTATATGTATAAACTCGCCAGCAGTATAGGCAGGAATGAGTTTAAGAACACGAACAAGAACGAGGAACACGAACAAGGCTAGTGTCGGGGATACGAAAAAGAAGTAGCACAAGTCAAGGTTGGAGTTATAGTTTGAGTTCAAGCACACATTTACGATTAGGACAGCGTTAAGGATAGGGAAGCGAAAAAGAAGTGGAACGAACTTATTAACGCGAACTTTAACAAGCAGGCGAAAGAAAATAAACATAAGAAAACAAATAAGTTTAATGTTGCGAATACTTGTAAAGATAAAAACACGAACACGAACACGGTCGGCAGTATATATAATATATGGTCGCCACGAACACGAATAAGTTTAAGAATAAGGAAAGGAAAAAGGTGATGAACGCGTACACAGTTACGATTTATATGCCGTTCCCAGACGGGAACAAGGTCAAGAACACGACCAAGATTATCGGGTTTGTCACGGATGAGAACCCGAACAAGAATTTCATCCGTCCATACATTGAACAAGTTCTCGAACAAGCATTTGAACGAGAATTGAATGAACTTGAACACCCAACTATGAATAGTGGTTATCGCACGCTCGAGTCCTTGAATAGGGAAAAGGACGAGCTCAAACTTGAGTTCGAGATTGCGAAAGAGGCTATGAATAGGGATCTGTTCGAGGTCAGGTTTTATTGTAAGGTTAATAATTAGAAAAGGAATAAGGAGGTAATTATGTTTGAGTTAGAAATTGAGAACACACCTAAGGAAACGTTTGATGTTATGGTCAAGGTCTTGGCTGTGAATCATTACACGGGCAAGGTCACGATTATTGAAACGGAAGGGGATGTGGATTGGGAAGATGACAGGGATGAGTTCAGGTTCTTTGTTAAGAATGAACTCACGGGTGCGACCAAACAATTTAACTCGATTTGGGATGCGTTCGATTATAAGGATACACTTTGGAACAAGTTCCATATCAGTATTGCGTAAAAGTTTAATAATAAGAAAAGGAATATGTTATGCCACAAGGTAAAGTAAATGAAAAAAGTCTTGAACAAGTTTTAGAAATCGTCCAAGCAATGTATGATAAATCTCTTGAGAATGCGGATGAACACAAGAAAGCACTCAAGGAAATGGATGCGACCGCATCTAAGGAAGAGCGTGAGCATTTGGTTCTGCTCGGTCAAGCGTATGGGTTAAGAAATATGTGTGAGTTCTTGATTAAGTTTATTGACAACTCCAAGAAGGGACAAAGTACTATGGATGCGACCAAAAATGCGAATGAAGAAATGTTAGAGCAGACGAAAGAACTCAAGGAAGAGAGATTGGTTGAGGAAACGGAAAAGGGTGGGTTCAAGACCAAGATTAGAGTCACGGGTGATGACTGGGAAGAGGTCGAGATTACGGAAAAGGATGAGTACTGGATGTTGGCTGCGAAAGCGGGTGATGACTGGCTCACGAAAACGGAAGACATCTTCATCAAGACATTGAACAAGGATGAGCGTGAGAAAGTGTGTAGGTTCATTTCTGAACAGACGGTTATTCTTGCGAGCGTTCTCAAGGCTTCGGAAACGTATCAGGGCAAGCACAAGTTCACGATGGAGGAAGCAGGAGAACTTTACAACGAGAATATGTCTAGGTTCTCTGCTATGTTCAAGAGATTCTTCAAGAAAGAACTTGGTGATGAACTTTGGAAAAAGTTCGTGAAAGCTACTGCGGATACGAATGATAAATCTCCTAAGAACTGTTTCATTTTTGATATTGAGAAAGAGATTAAGTTATTGTAAGAGGTCAATAACAAGAATGTGAATCATCCCAGTGTTGAGTCTGGGATGATTTTTAAGTATAAGTTTAATTTTAAGAAAAGGAATATGTTTTATGTTGAAAGTAAAAATTAACCACGTACCAGATTTTATCAATCTCGCGTTCAAGTCTAAGACCAACATCCTGCTTGTGGGTAATCCTGGGGTTGGTAAGTCGCAAGTGATTGAGGCTATGCGTTCTCCTAAGTGTAAGGTCATTACTATGACTGGTTCCAGCACCATTGAAGAGTATGTGAACGGTATCCCACAGGTGAACACGGTTGATAACGTTCTCGAGTATATTGAACAGAAATGGTTCAAGGAAATGGAAGAGTTTGCGAATGAGAACCCAGACGGGATGATTATCTTGAACTTGGATGAGTTCAACACTGCGGACCCACAAGTGCTTAAGACCTTTCTCACGATTTTGGCTGAGCGTAGGATTCCGACTTTGAATAAGAAACTTCCTGAACAGGTGGTTATTGTTGCGGCTATGAACCCGAATGACCAGAATGATACGGAAAGACTTATTCGCCCGATGGCGTCTAGGTTTATGGTCTTGGAAGTGATTAGCACCATTGACTCGTATAAGGACTATCTCACGGAAACTGAAACGGACAGCATCTTGAACGGTAATGTGATCGATACTGCTGATGAGGCCACAAACGAGCAGAAGTTTGCTCTCTTGGACCAGATTGCGGAAGATGAATGGAACACGTATAACGAAAATGATGACCGTAAGTCTTATCACGAGATTAACCCACGTTCATTCTCAGCATTCTGCCGAGCATTAGCACACGTTAAGGACAAGCGTAAGTTATGTTCTCCACTTGCGGAAGCGTTCTTGGGCAAGAAATTGATGTGGGTTGATGATGTGGAAAAGATTGCGGAAAGACGTGAGGAAAAGGTCAAGAGTGGAGCTGTGGCTGCGACTGAGGAAGAGATGCGAGCAATGACACTCGAAGCACTAGAACAATACGAAGAACAATTACGCAAACCGAACATTGTCGGTCCTAAGTTTAGGGAAGCACGTATGATTGCGAAGAGAATCATTCGTGAGAAACAGGCTGAACTCGAGAACGAGTCTTAACATAAGTAAAAGGAAAGGAAAAAGTTTAAGATGGCAAAAGCACGTCACGACACGGAAGTGTTAAAGAATAAGTACCCACACAAGTATAAAGTTTTGTGTGAGGCTATGGAAAAGAGCCACGGTAAGGTCGATAACTCGATTACGGAAGCACTTTGGCACATTCCTGATGAAAAGTTTACGGTTGAACTCTTGCTCAACACTGCGATGGATTATGATAAACAGATTCAGCTTGACCACTATCATAAGGATATTTATGATGAAAGGTTCTGGGATAAGACCAAGGCTCGTAAAAAGGACTTGTATCAGAAAGAGCAAGATGATTTGAACAAGCACACGTACACGTTCGAAGATACATTCTTGTATAGGAAGATTAAGAGTGCTGGGTTCAAGACAAATCCTTTGAATGAGTATGACCGTAATTATACGTATAACACTCTCACAGACACAACACGAGCACGTGGAAGCACTTGGGGAATGGTTTCGATTGCGTCTAAGAAGAAGAACTATCGCTCGGACAATATGTTGCCTTTGCACCTGTTCTTTAACTTGACCAAGTCTACACGTGAGTTTATCATCTCGGATGAGGTCTGGGAAAAGATGTGGTTTGAGTTTGGAAGTTATCGCACGAATGACGTTCCGAATTACTCACCAGAACCAGATTGGCTCACGCAAGAAGAATGGGATGCGAAGAAGAAAGATTATATTATCAGGGAATGGGCTTGGATTGCGAATGCACCTGAGGATTTGCTTGAGAAGACGAAAGAGGCCTTGAAAAAGCAAACGGAAATGGGCAGGGGCTTAAACAATTATACGGAAACGTTCTGGCGTGCTACAGCACGTAAGACCAACCGAGGTTATGAGCCTAAGAATTATCTCCTGTTTGATGAAGCGTATGATATTATGGATTATCTTGGAATTGGGGTTATGGTCAATCCTGAGAAAATCTCTGAGTATTGGACTGACTTCACGTATGGGGTTAAGAAGATTCATAGGAAGATGGCTGGTGCTGTGAAAAGGTTTAGAGCTGATGTCAAGAAAGGGTTTGACATCAAGGATGCTCGTGAACTTTTGATTGAGGACTTGAATATGTTCTCGAGCACGAACTTGCGTAATCAATGGGTATTCTACGAACGCGTAGACGCACCAGAAACGTATCCAGATATTCCTACGAAGAAGAAAAAGAATAGTAATAAGAAAGAGGATTAATATGGGAACACTCTCAAGGTGGCATTTTGACCGAAGATACGGTCGAGATTTTACAGCGGATGATGTTAAGGATGCGATTCCGATTGCGATTGAGGAATTGAAATATGAATCGTATTATGCCCCGTTCATCAACAGGTATCCGTATATGCTTGATGATGGGATGCCGAAAATGGCTCGTCAAAATCTTAGGGACAACCAGACGGGTATGTGTGCGGATGAGAACAATGTCTACATTGATACCGAGCTTACGGCTATGTGTATCAATGAGGCCATTGCCAAGCACGAGGCAAGGACTAGCAGTAGTTATGGGTGTAATCTCATTGACAACCTCAAGAATATGATTGCACACGAGTACACGCATATCTTATGTCAGCACAAGCGTATAATCAATTCAATGGGAAAACTCACAAGACTAGAACGAAACTGTCTTATTGTCACGGCTGAGATTGAGGCCAATCGTGGCCATATGGTCAAGAAAGATGTTGCGTTGTATGACATATCTGTGACTGAGGATGATTATCCGCAAGTGATTCCGTGTAGGTATTTTCCTGAGATTTATGCTGAACTTTTGAGAACGGCTAAGGATAATCTTGAGAAAATTCAACAACTTGCACAGATGGCTGGGGATATGGCTGATGCTGGAAATGGGCAAGGAAAAAGTTCAGGTAAAGGTAAAGGTAAAAAACAAGGAAAGGAGCAAGAAAGTGGTCAAAATCAAGGTCAAGTATCTGGGCAGGAAAGTGACGATAACAGTAAAAGTAATGAGAAGAGTTCCACTCTGGGAACTGAGTTAACGAACGAGAAAGGTTCCGAGGGCGATACTGAGTATAAGGAAATTAACCTGTCCGAGGATGATATTGCGAAAGCGATTGAGAAAATGAAAAAAGCACAGGCACAAGTGTACGAAGAAGATCAAGAAGCAGGAGATGCATACGGAATTGGTCTAGAAGGTGCTGTGACTGGGTATAATCCTGAACGCACGCCTCAACAACAGCTTGAGACTGTGTATAGGAAATGGCAAAAGGTTAATATTAAGAAAGAGCTCAAGAAGCTGAAAGGGCTCATTCGTGGGGAAATTTCCAAGAATAAGGAAAAAACTTACGCACGTCCAAGCAGACGAGCAACATCAAGTACAGGATTGATTAAGAAAGGGGTTAAGTATGAGAAATCGTATAGTCCTAAGGTCTTGATTGCACTTGATTCCTCGGGCTCGATGAATGGCACGACTATGAAACAGGTTGCGTGTGCGATTGAGAACATTTTCAAGGACTTGGGTAAGCCTAAGGCAGGTTCATACATATGTGTACACGAATCATACGTATCAAACATTGAACCAATGCGTAAATGGAAAAAGGTCGTGGAAACGTATAGACCTTGTGGTGGGAATAACTTTGAGAACGTGGTCAGAAAAGCGAACGAACTCAAGGTTGATGTTGTGCTTAATGTCGGGGATGGGCAGGACTGCTGTTGTAGGGATACGGATGCGTTCAATCCTTGTGACCAGTTTATGGCTGCGAAACGCAAATGGTTTGACGTTCTCGTAAGCGATAAATGCCAACACTCATCATACGTATCAGAAAAAGCATATGATGAGGCTAAGGGCTTTGAAAGGAATGAGATTTTTCTCGGTGATAACATCGCGGAAGCTCTCAAGTAAAGGAAAAAGTTTATGAATGCAGAGCCGATTATAAAAGGGAATAAGACTACGAATGTTGATACGATCTTTGATACGGCCAGGGATTTGCATATACACAGGGATGATTATATTACTGGGGAAGTGGATGTGTATATGCCTTATATCTCTGTTGCGGATGCAAAAGAGTATCCGTACGGACGTAGTCATATGCATCCGAAGGTGTTTAGCCTTTGGTATGCGATTGATGAAGATACCTCGGAAGCGTTTTATTACGTGCTCAATACTCTGAACGTGGATGCGTCTGATTTCTTGGACAATCCTGATGGTAGGTTTACGCAAGAGGGTAAGGATGCGATTTTTCATCATATGGTGGGTTTGTTCCAGAACGTACCTACGCGTGATGCCATTCTCAAGTGTTTTGATATGCCTGAGCAAGGGAATATAGTTTCGTATTATCACGGGGCTGTGCCAGCGTTTGTGAAAAATCCTAGGTCTCATAACGTGCGTACGCGTCTGATTAAGATGTGGTTTCCACCTGTGTTTGATGAATTGATTGATAGTGCGTCAAAGTCAAGGTATATGCCTGAGTTTGGGGAGGAGGCTTGGGCTGGCCTTACGATGAATAACACGATTACTCTTGATTACAAGTTTGGGAATGAAGAACGCACTGCGGATCTGTTCAGGCTTACGATCAGGGATAGGATGTCGGAAGAGCGTACGTGGTTTGTCTGGGTTGGGGTCGATGGTGGGGGTAAGTATTACGATGAGATTGAGCTTAAGAAAAAGTTTAACTCTACCGACCAGATTAACGAAATAAAAGCGTTCTTGATGACGAACAATCTCGCACCTTTGTCTTTGGTTGATAACGTGCAGAAGGCTATGTCTTGGGGTCTGTGTAAGGGTAAGTTCGAGGTTGAGTTCGAACAAGTACACGTACAAGGTGAAATCAAAATCTCGCAAGAGTTTTATAACAATAATAAGTAAAAGAAAGGGAAAAAAACTATGGCTAAGAATTACGAACAACTCACACTCTTTGATATGGATGAAAAGAAGATTGAGATTGAGGATAAGGGCAATCTCGAGGACGTGACTGACCACATTCACTTTGCACGTACTAACACAGACTAACGAACGAAAAAACTTTCACGATTAATAATTCGAAAAAGTTTCAAAAAACTTTCACGAAAAAACTTTCGAAAAAGTTTCAAAAAAGAATCACGAAAACTCTCACGAGTAAGTAGTGGTTCTTTTTTTGTGTATGAATAAGGATAAGTATAAGTTGTGTTATACTGACGGTAACGATACTTAACATAAGGATGACATTGTTTATGACAACTCACACAAGAAAAAAGGACGAATATTATACGGAACAAGGCTACGACTTACCACTCGAAACATCTTTATCTTCTTACCACGACAATATAAAAGAACAGGAAGATATACAGGAACGAGTACAAGAAGAGACAGGCGTAGTAGTACAGAATGAGTCTTTTAATAAGTTGGAGAATGGTAATACGTTAAGACTTACGAATAGGCTCCATTTTGAAGAACAGAAAGTGAACCTGGGTAGGTTACCGATTTGGTTCGTGAACGCTCTAGGAAGTATGTCAGAATGCGAATTAGAGGCATTTTTGGACGAGTATAAGGACGAGTTATCGATAAACGAGAAGGCTGCTCTCAATCTGATAAACGGGGTTAGGGAGAATAATAAGGACGCTCTTAAGATTTTTTGGGATATACAACTCAAGCTCTTGAATAAGACCAATGTTATTAACCAGGTCAATGTCAGTATCAGTAAGCCAGATGCGGTTGTGTCTACGCTTCTTGATGAGATTGCGGACAAGATTAAGGGCAAGTAGGCGGCCCCGCCGACGA